TCAGCGCGTAGGCCCGACCTTTTCCCCCCTCCTCTTGCGCACGTACACCTCGGTCATGGTCACCGATTTGTGGCCAAGCTGCTTCTGCGCCTCTCGAATATCCCCAGTGAGATCTGTCTTGTCGGTAGCAGCCTTCGCGCGCAGGTCACGGAACTGAAACTCCGCTGGCTTGATACCGGCCGCGTCCCGCGCAGCAAAGAAGCGCAGCTGGAGCGCTCGAAGCGTCATGCGCTGACCTTTCTCGTTCACGACGAGTGCAGTGGTAACAACCTTGTATCCGGCCTTGCGCGATCTGATCCTGTCGATCACCGTCTTCAGTTCGCCGGCAATCTCCATCCGCAGCTTCTTCTTAGTTTTCCCCTGATCGATCAGCAGGAACCCCTCTCGTATGTCGCGCTCGTCATAGTTGAGGGTGTCCTGGGGCCGCTGCCCCGCGAGATACGCGAGATCCATCGCGTCTTTGGTCGGCTGATCGGCCTTTGCATACACACGCTGGTAGAGATCGTCTTCCACGTAGACATCGCGCCCAGATTCCGAATTCTTCTTGATGCCAGCACAGGGGTTCGCTGCCTTCGTGAGACCGCGCGAGCGCGCATGGTTGAAGATATGACTGAACAGCGCGAGCTCGCGGTTGGCGCGCACGTGCCCCGCGTTCGCGGGCGGCTTCTGGCTTTTTTTCACATACAACTCAACAGATTTCTTGTGACGCCAACTCAGATAGGACGTGATGTGCGTCGGCTCGATCTCATCGAGTGGCGCTTCCGCGTCAAAGAATTCGCGCAGGAAGGTCAACTCACCGAGGTTGTCTGACTGTGTGCGCGGAGCTTTGGTAGGCAAAACTTCCCGCAGGTACATATCGACCGCGTCCTTGAACTTCGGTGCCGCGGATTTCGGTGCATCGCGCTGTTCGATCTCTGCCCAGCGCTGCACTGCGATGATGAAGTCTGTTCCGAGCGGTTGCTCGCGCCGCGGCGTGCCGCCCAGGTCGTAGTAATAGTAGATTTTGTTCCCACGGTGCCGCGCGCGCATGCCGGGCGGCAGGTGCTGGTTTCGTGTCGGTTTGCGCCCCATGATTTCACCCTAATGCGAGAACCTTCGGTTGCCATTTCTTTTTTGGTTGTTCCGCAGCTGGCCGTCCCTCGATGGCTACGCGTGCAACGACTGGACGACCCCGCGCGTTCGTCCAGAACGGGATACCCGACGTGCGCAACCATTCGATCTGCAATTCCTCGCGTGACTTGCCGCGGCGCCCCGTGCGTACACCGGTCAATTCAGCCATCTCTTCGGGTGACAGGAAGGTGTCACTCATGCTTTGCTCCAATATTACTTGCGGTGGGTCGTTGCGCGGCAATTCGGGCATTACGTCACGGCGATCTCTCGCCGGCTAAACAATCAAAACAACGCGCCCTGCGGCGCTTCCATCTGCGGCTCAGCCTTTGGCTTTGGCGCCGCGACCTGCACTTCCGTCGACGGGACCGGCGCGCGATAGACGGTGCCGCCAGCTTCAAGACTCGCGAACAGCCCGCGTATGGCGTCGTACGCGCTCGCGTGAGCCCTCGCCTTTCCCGGAACGAACCAGCCCGCGTTATGCGGGATATCCTCATTGAACACGCACCCCAGCTCGCGCGCCAGTTCACCGAGCGCCGCTTCCGTCGTTTCAAGCAGTTTTGCCGAGGGTGGCGCGGTCAACGTCGGGCGCGCGGCAGTCGGCGCCGATAGAACGATAGCTGGCGCGGCCGGGATTTCGAGCGGCGCGGCCAGCAGATCATCGCCGATCGCTTCCGGCGGCGGCACGCCGGGCCCCGGCGTCAGCTTGCGGCCGGTCATCATCAACTGGAACTCGTCGTCGTTCGGATACCAGCGCACGCGCCCAGACTCGATCACAGCGTACTGCTGCAGCAGACGGTGCTGCATCACATAGCCGGTCACGATATAGCTGCAGCGCTCCATCACACGCTCGGCGCGGGCTACTGTGTGACGGGCGATCGTCTCGGTATCGGGCACCTCTGCCGGCCGCTCCAGGATCTCCATGACGGCATCAGCTTGCATCGGGCACCTCTTTGCCGAAGCGGCTGGCCACGAACATGCGCATCGCGGCGACCAGCGGGCTCGTCTCATGCCACATCACCGTCCGCTTCTGCGGGCCTTTGCGAAAGATCGTGGCGCTCCATGTGCCGCTTTCGCCCCAGCCTGATAGCGGCCCGCCATTGCGATGCACCGGGCTCTCAGGCGGCGAGATCTGAATGCCCTCGCGTGCGATGATGGGGCCAGCGATCGACCAGTCTGTCGAAGGGCAATAGCGAGATCCGCCGTAGATCTCGACACCGTCTTGCGCACCAGGGTACAGGCAGTAACGCTCCCCATCAGTCCAATTGGCGATGCGCGGAGTGCATCCGCAGTCAGCAAATTCGATCTTCGCCACCCAGTAATCGAGCATCGCCCCGCTCAGTTCGCTCACTTTCATTGTGTAGCCTCATATGTGAAGAGTTTGGGACGCGTGCTCGCGGCGATATAAAGCGGGTGCTTCGGGCTTCCGTCCTTGTTCAGCCCGAGGTGATAGAGCTTGTTGCGCATGCCGGTCATGCGGATCAGGTCCATCACCTCGGCAGCGCGCGCAGCGGCGGCGGGATGAGCGCCCCAAGCGCACCAGACCATCGACGCCGCGCTGACGGCATCTAGAATCGCTCCGTCTGCGCTGATCCCACCTCGCCTCGGCCCGATCGGGTCCGGATGCGTAAGCAGCACATCAGGATCAGTCGACCGCAGCGGAAACAGGTTCACGATTTCATATCGACCGAAACCCATCGCAACTGCCCGCGTAAAGATACGAGTGTCGGTTGGGTCCGTGACGAGATGGCTCGCAGTCGATGGATTCAGCATCAGCGCCGCGACGCGAGGCAGCGATTTGTCCCATTCACGCCACAAGCTCAGGCGGTAGGTGCCGCAGTCGCTTAGGATGCAGCCGCGTTCGCCCGCGAGGTCGGTGTCGGTCAGATATTGCATACTATGCACTCCACGAACATTAAACGGGGGGACGATGAACCGCGGGACCAACCTTGGCGAGCAACACGCACACGAGCGAGAACTCGCCGAAATAGCCCACCTGGTCGACTTGCTCACACAGACGGCGAAATCGCTTGGTATTCTGAACGGCGGCGCTGCCGTCGCTATGCTCGGGCTCATACAAGCTCTTGCACAACGAGAACTTCAGTTCGTCTGCTTTAAAGCCTACGGCTTGGCATCCCTTGGCATTTTCGTTGCGGGCGCATTGGCTGCCGCGCTCACGTTTCTCGCGCGCTGGCAGCGTTCCGTTTGGCTTCTTGTCGAACAGACATACAAGCAGCGTGCCTTTTGGATGTGGGTGACGTTCGCCTTGTTTGCGATGTCTTCCGTCGCTTTCGTCGTGGGCGCTGTCGTTACGGGGTTGGGGCTCGCGCGCCTCTGAGTCAATCAAGGGAGCCTCCTGAATTCCACGACCCACACCCACGGATTCACATCCCACGACTCGGCGCCGTTGATGTCACACCACAGCCCCGAGAACCACTGACGCGGGTCGTCGCCGCCCGCGATGTTGGGGAACGGGCAGCCTTCGTCCATGGAATCACCGCGGCTGATCGTCTGCAAACGCTCGACGCGTACGCCAGTCACTTCGAGTGTGATGCGCGACGCAGCGCGCGGCATGTGAATCGACGGCTTCCACGGCATGCTAGGCAGGAAATCGTTCGCCTCGGTGGCTTTGTAGTGCCAGCCACCGCCGCAAGATTCGGGTGTTGGAAAGAAGGTCTCGCGCACCCACAGGCGGTCGCCCGGCTGGCCGTACGGACACATCAGGCTGTCGCCAGTACGCGTGTGCCAGATCGCGCCTTGGAGCGGAACCGTCTCTCCGCTTGCAGTACGGCCGCCCTCCGGACCACCGATCGTCGTCGGCTCCCATGTACCGAGTGAATTGTTGTGCGGCAACTTCACGACGCGACGCGTCTGCGTTTTGCGACCGTCGAGCAGAGCGCGCACCATCGGGCCGCTGAAGAGAATAGGGCGTTCCTTCATCGCACCTCCGGGAATTCGTCGTGCGTGCGGCCATCGAGGTGGCGGCCAGCGGTTTTCTTGCCGACACGGTAGACCGTCGGCTCGTCGTCGATGTGCAGGCCGTCGTGCTCGCTGGGAGTCATCTTGTCGAAGCTCCACTCATCGGCGAACCAATTTGCGACCTGCTCGGTGCGCTTCGGCATCCCGCCGCAGTTTTCGCCCGGCGCCCACTCACCCCATTGCTTGAAGAAATAGCGCACGCCGGCATCGGCGCATTGGTCGCGAAGATCTCGGGCCCAGTCAGGATGCATCGGCCTGGCGTTGGGGCCGCTTTCGCCGCCGACGATTACCCATCGGATGGACCGTCGACGCGTGTTCGCGATGATGCGACCGTGCTCATCGGTCTCAGTGCTGTCCTCATACTGAAGAAGCTTAAGGTCGACCGGACCGAGCAAAGGCTCCATGGACAGAAAATGCACACGGGCTGGGACTTGCATCAGCTTCGGGATGTCTCGGTCCGCTTCCTCCTGATTGACGACCGTCGCGCCGATCCAGACGTTGTCATGCAGGCGCGGTTTCTCCAGGCAATCGAGATCAAACTGATATTGCGCGGTCTCGCTGACCATTGACATGACGTTGCCAATGCGCTTCGTCAGCAGCAACCAGTCGAGGTTCGGCGTCTTCTCGATCAGGTCGAACAGATCGCGGCGCCACACCGGATCGACAGCGTTGTCGAACACGTCGGCGAGCGAGGCGCAGAATACGCGCTGCCGGCGGCCGTGTGCGGCGAGGAATGCGCCAGCCTGTGCATTCCACTGCAGCGGCTTGCGCCAGTTCGCAACCGACGTTCGGCGACGCGGCGCGCCGGGTCCCCAGTTGATCGCGGTGCCGCCGCCAAAGCGTGCATTGCGCGCCTCGGCATAGCAGTGATCGCAGCCCGGCCCGACCTTCTGGCAACCTTCCCACGGGTTGAACGTGTGATCAGTCCATTCGATTTTGCTGTTCTCGCTCATATTAAGCACCGTAATAATGAAGAGAGTCATTCCAGCGCGACCAGCGCTCGTGGCAACTCGGGCACACCGCGCGGTAGCCGCCTTCGCTGCATCCCTCCGCAACGGGACCGCAGTAGTACGGCACGCAGTGAAGCCAGTCGCCGACGGCGTCGCACATGGCGCAGTCGATCTGCGCAGGCGGCGTCATGATGTGAACGTGAACGCCTTCGGGGTAATGTCGGTCGGACGTGCTGAAAATGTATTTCACGCCGCTCCCCCTTCCGACGCCGATGCAAGAGCGTCGGCAAGCGCGCGCCCTGTGTTCGAGTGAACGGAAGCGGCCGGCTTTCCGCTCATCACGTTGTGCCAGTTGGCGAGCAACGCGGCCGATGTCACCAAGTGGTGTTTCGCCTTCTCGGCATCCCGCGCCTTGCACGCTGCGAACGCTTTACCGACGAGATACCCGACTACCCAAAACCACTGTGGCCAGTCGTATCGACAATCTTCTGCGTCCACTCCATGAAGCTGGCGCTGGTACTCGGCCTCGATGGAAACACCCTGCAGAAAATCATCGCTGTGCGGCGTGTTGATGATCGCGTTCAGGCGCGCTATCTCCGCATCCTTGGCCATTGCGCTGTCGGCGTCATTGGCAATGCGCGTTTGATCGCCTATTCTTGAAGGTGCAGACAGTTCGCGCCTCATCGCGCTGTCTGCCCTCGCCGCCTCGCTTCCGGTGGAAGCGGGGCTTTTTTCTGCGCCGTCAGCCACAGAGGAGGCGAGACGGCCCTGCACGGCTTCCTGGATTTCGCACGCGCCCAAACCGGGCGATAGCCCGAGCCACATAGCAATGTTCGATGCTGCGCGATGCCAACCTTCAACGTTAGCTTCCAGTTCCGCGATGCGCGCGAGCAGCGGCGCTGTAGCTTCGGCCTCGATAGCGTTAGCGAATTCGTATATCCGAGTGAAGTAGATTCCGCCGGCTGCGTTTCGCATCCCGTCGTTCGCGATCATGTCGATGATGTCTTCTTTCATGCCGCACCTCCTCCAGCGCTGCCGCTGGTTGCGCAAACGACTTCGTAACGATCATCGCCATAGGCTTCGTGCGCGTATGTGGCGGGAAATGCGCCGCGCGTGCCTTCATCCACGAAGTTGTAGAAGCAGCTGTGCTCACCGCCATCGTTTGCCGGCGTCATCTTGACCCAACGATGGGACGGCATCCCGAGCGGCCAGTCGTAGCCTTCTTCACGCACCTTGCGCATGAACGCATGCGGATCGTGATGGCCGCGCGACATGACGATGTACGTGTCCTCGCCGACGTTCTCGATATCGAGCGGATATTCGCGCTTCACGATTGCTGCTCCTTTTCGCTGGCTGTGGCCCTAAGAAGCGAATCGATTTCGTCGATCTGCCAACCGAGCGCCTGGCCGGGAAATGACTTGACGGTAGCGATGACGTAGTGGAGCGCTCCGATCTGCCGATTCGTCAGCTTCGGTCCGCTGTCGGATCGAGGCGCGACGTACTCGGGCAATGGCGAATGCTTCGGCTTCGAGGCCTGTTTCGCGCGGATGCGGATCACCACGTCGGGTCGGTTGATGCGCGCGAGTTCCGTCTCGCCGGCCGCATGCATGTCCTGGCCGCTGGCGAGACACAGCGCAGCGAGCGTGACCATGACGCCGCCGACTTCTTGATGCAGATCGCCGACGGGTCGATTGAAGGTGTAGTCAACCAACTGGTGCGCTTCGCTCCGCGTCATGCCGTTGGCCTGCACAAGCTCGGTCGCCTCTTCGAAGAAGCGGTGATTGCGCTCGACGCGGTCTGCCGAAATCTCCGACCCAAAGCACGCTTGCATCCACGGCTGCACACGCGCTTGAAAGGATTTCGCCATGGCCTGGACAGACATGCACCAGCCCATGAACCGGTCGCGATCACGGACGAACTGATAGGCGTCCTCGGCGTGCGGAACGACTTCACTGAACGGATTGCGCGTAGGTGTGTAGTCGAACGCGTCGCGCATTGCACTCTCGAAGCGCGGCATTTCTTGCACGACGTCACACGTGCGCTGCCCGTCCGCCACCTTCTGTCCTCTCGCGGCACATGCCGGACAATCTTTGACACATTGCACGGGGCCGTTCTCGAACTCGACACCGCCGGTACCGGTGATTTCGCCGTCGGGTACAAGGCCAGAGCCGCCGCAACGCTGGCATACGTCGCCCACCGTCTCTCCCGCCGCCGCATCGGATGCGTGGGCGCTGCTTCCGTCGAGCACGAACGAGCCTTCCTCCGGATATTCGGCGCACCAAACGTAATGCGCCTTGCCGCCATGGCCTTCGCCATACTGAATTGCGACCGTTGCTTCCATCTGCTCCTGATCCGTCGCACGGTCGGGAGCGATGAAGTCCAGAGCTTCAAGCAACTGAGCTCCGGTCAGAATGACGTCCGGGATGCCGATCTTCCGCGCTCCCGCGTCGTCGGCTGGTACGTTAGGCGCCGCATTCACGCTGGCGATCTCGCTCAGGCGCGCGGTGAATGTTCGCAGATAGCCGTACCATTCCGGCGGAAACGCGTTGTGCGGCGGCGGCACGAGGCCGGTTATCTTGCCGATGAACTGCGCTGTAGCCTTGACCACTTCGGGATTCAGATCGTCGGGAAGTTGCTCGATGTCGTTCATGGTTCTCGTTTTCCCCTCGGTTATGCAGCAGCGATCTGCTGCTCGTGCCGGAAATTCGCGCGGATCAGTGCATCGGCAACGTCCGGGCACACGCTGTTGCCGATCATCCGCACCTGCGCCGACTTCGACAGCGGCTTGCCGTTGTGCAGCGGGTCGAGCACGTACGAATCAGGAAAGCCCTGTGCTCGGGCCAACTCGCGCGGAGTCAACATCCGCATGCCGATGTCGACGATCACGTACTCTTCGCCGTGAATCGTCACCAAGCCGAACCTGTCGTGTGTCGGGATCGTGCCGAGCGGTTGCTGAAGGCTCTGGCCGTCTTTATCGTTCCCGTAGTACTTGATCAGGAACGCGCGCACCTCGCCAACGTGGCCGCCGCCTGCGGTAAGCGTCGGCATCGGCTCGCCCATGTCCTGCCCGAACTGGTTGTTCCGCAGTTTGAGCAGATGCGACGTGACAACAGCCGTGTCTGCCTTCGCGGTAATGGTCGCCGTCGGTTCACTCGTGTCGCGCGGACGTGACTGGCCAGCGCGACCGCCACACCCGACGAGCTGCGCGGTTACCAGTGCGTGATGGTCCTGCGACGTGATCGTGCTCATTGGATCGCGCACATCGGCACCGGGCGTTTCGTTTCCACCGTAGTGTTTCGCAAGGAAGGCGGTTACGAGACTCTGCTGCGTGCCACTCGCCGTGATGGTGCTCGTCGGCGCATCTGCCGCGCGTCCCGCCTTCACGCCGGTCCGCTCCTTATTGTGTTGCGCGAGGAAAGCGGCAACGACTGCGTGCTTGACGCCGCCGGCGACGGCGGTGCCGAGCGGCTTATCGAGCCCCGGTACGCGCGGCTCCTGCCCTTCCCGCTCGCCATAGCCGGTCTGGATTAAGGTCGCTGACACAACGCCAAACTTATTGCCCTGCGTCGTCACCGTGTGCAGGGGCGCATCGGCGCTCTGGCACGGCGTATCACCGAAGTTTTGCTTGACCAGCGTGGCGGCGATGAGAGCTTGCTCGCCGCGGTTCGCACCCGTGACGGTTGCTATCGGAGTGTCAACTGCCGCCGTTCGATCGCTGCCATGATGCGTGACGTGCATCAGAGTTGGGGCAATCACCGCGAAATCCTGTGATGCGGTGACGGTCGGCATCGGCTCGCCGCCATCGTGCTCGCCAACGCCCCAGCGCTTCACGCCCGTCGGCGAAATGTCCGCGTGAGCAGTGCGCACGAGGAATGGCTCGACGAGATATTTGTCATTCGAACTGGTGACGGTGCGCAGCGGCTCGTCGGTGCCCCAAACGTTGGGCCCGCGCCCGGTAGTCGTGCTGTGTGCCGTCGAGACGATGAATGGTGCCGGACTATTCACGACGAACTTCATGATCCCCTTCGCGATCCGCCGCAGCGTTGCGTCCTTCAGCGGCCGCGCGCGTTCGAAGATCGACGGGCATGGGATCGACCAGTCGATGCATTCAGCCGCGGTGCGCCACGGCTTCAGCTTGCCTGCCTTTACTGCGTCGCTTTTCGGATCACCATGAGTCGCAGTGGGCCAGACGATCGGCAGCCCATCGCGACGGGCAAAAAAGTACAGGCGCTTGCGGATCGTCGGCGCTCCGAAATCGCACGCGCGCAGCACGCGCCACTCGGCGCGATAGCCGAGACCGGCGTAAAGGCGCGACATCGGGAAATCAGCGCCGAGTGTCTCGAAAATCTCCTGCTCGTCCGGATGGCCAGGCTGCAGCCCTGTAGTAAGTGCGTCGATGAACGCGCGGAACGTCCGCCCCTTCTCGGCCTTGATCGGACGCCCCTCGTCGTCGAGCGGGCCCCAATCCAGAAACTCTTCGACGTTTTCCAACGCGATGCAGCGCGGGGCCTGAAACGTCGCCCATTTCAACGTGACCCATGCGAGGCCCCGGATCTTCTGCTCACGCGGCTTTCCGCCCTTCGCCTTGCTGTGGTGCTTGCAGTCCGGGCTGAACCATGCGAGCCCGATGGGCTGCTGGCCAGTGACAAAGCCAGGGTGCACCGCGAAGACGTCCTCGGTGTAGTGCGCGGTCGTCGGATGGTTCGCTGCGTGCATAGCGAGCGCCTCACCATCGTGGTTGATCGCGATGTCGATCGCGCGCCCGAATGCGCGCTCAATTCCCGTGCTTGCGCCACCGCCGCCTGCGAAGTTATCGACGATCAGTTCGCTCCCAAGGTCGAGCGGCAGAGAGTTCAGATCACGTTTCATTTCGTATGGGTCTTGATCGAAAAAAGCGGGCGCTGTGCGAGCCGCCCTTCATAAGCCGACGCGTGGGACCACTGCGCCGGACGGGGGTCAACTGAACGTCAAATGGGACGCCACTCGCTGCCGCGAACGACGCGGCCGACTGGCTCAAGCACGAGTACCTCCGATTCCTTCTCGGCGCGCACGAGCGCCGACGCGCGTCGCTGCGCCTTGTCGAGGGTCTTGTGACGACGCGGCTTCGCATAGCGGCCGATCGTGACGAACACCTGATTGGGTTTGAACTCAGCGTCGACCAGCGTGAGATCGTCGATCTTGCGTTCCAGCTCGGCGTTGTTCGCCTTCAACTTCACATTCGCCGATTGCAGGGAGTCGCGTTCGATCGCGAGTTCCTCGCAGCGCGTGCGCAACTGGTCGCGCTCGCTCGCCGTCGCCTTCGCCATTTCGACCATGTCGCGCGCTACAGACAGCGCCTGCGTCATGTACGGCGGCAGGCCGAGCGTGTCGAGGAGCTGACGCACCTGCTCAGACAGCGTTGTCGCTGCCGATTCCGGCGCGGCTTGCGCGGCTCCCACTGGCGCGATCGCGGTAGCCGACGGTTGCGGTGCGTGGACGGTGGTTGACGGCACGACGGCTTTCGCTTCGCCGCGCGACAGCCAGTAGACATACTCGTTGCCGCCGCCCTTGCGCTTCTCGCGCTCAACGACGTCATCGCGGGTCATATGGTTAAGTTCGAGCGCGACATCGTGCTGCGGCAAACCGATCTTCTCGGCGATCTGTTTGGCTGTCGCCTGCGAGACGGATCCGAGATACTTCTCAATGTCCTGTTTCATTCGGCCTCCACATAGCCCCAGACCACGATGTCAGGGGCAGCACCATCACGGTAGATTTCGGTCGCGATACGCTCGACCATGGCATCGTCGATCTTCACCTTCCTCGCCGCCGCGATGCGCTCGGCGGTGCGGCGGGCGATTTGCCGCGCGCGATCCTTGCTCATCGATATCCAGATGCGCTGCCCATTGCGCGGCACGTGGTCAGGCGCGTATGTGTCGCGGCCAAAGTTGACGTGAAACAGCTTTGCTTCACCGCAGGACGGGCAAGACATTCCGAACGGCGTAACGCCGTCGCGACTGTTCCAGATCCGCTCGCGGTGGCCGCACTCGCACGCGTACCACATGAGGCAGAACGCTTCGGCCGACTGCTGTGGAACCGCCTTCGGCGGCTCGCTGGCAGTCGCCGCACTGCGTTTTTCCGCCGCGCGGCGGGCAGCGCGACGCTGCTCGCGACTGCCCTGCCCAGGTTGCTGATATGGGCGGTTCATTCGAGGTTCTCGCCCTGTTCGTCGTGCCAGCGCTTCCAGCCCTTCACCCACGCGATACAAAGCGCGCCAGCCATCACCGGGCAGTCGCTCTGCGGCTTGCCTTCGGCGGCGGCGTCATAGCCTGCCTTCTCCTGGGCGTCGATCTCTTCCTGCAGCGGCTGATGATCGAGCGCCGGCAGCTCGCGAGCGTTGACGTCGACAACGCCGCTCTCGCTATCCAGCCCGGTGGGACCGTTCATGCCCTCGCCGTCCGAGTTCGGGTCGTATTCCTTGCCCAGATCGAGGCCGCGCTGGTCGGACGTGCCCTTGATGTCATCCATGCCGCCCGTGTGATCCTGCGCGGCCGCGACCACGACAAGTACCGCCTTGCCCTGCGCGTCGTACAGTTCGTGCAGTGACGGTGCCGCTGCACTGAACTTGATCACCGCTTTCACGCCATCCTTGATCGTGATCTGGTCGAGATCACCCGCCACGACCGTGCGGCCCGCACTGGCCAGCGTGTGCACCGCCATCGCGATGTTCGACTGCACACGGGCGCGCAAACGGTCGATGATGTCGTTCTGCTTCTTCTCGGACAGCTTCACCCACACATCGGGCAACAGCTTCAGTTCGGTAACGAGTGCCGAGAGCAGATCCTTGCCGACCGAGTCGGCAGTCATGGCGCGAAAGTCTTGCGGTGCGTTCATCTGGATTCCTTCGATGGGAGACGGGTGTGGATGGTCAGGCTGCGCGTGCGGCTTCCGCCTGTTTGATGCCGTAGTACACGACCTTGGTCGCGCCGAGATCGACAGCCGCGTTGTGTGCGCCTTCGAGCTTCTTGCCGCTGAAGAATTCGTAGGCCTCACCGAGGTTCGGCGACTTCGCGTGCTTGCGGCCTGCAGCGAGCATCTTTGCCGTCGGCGGCAGGTTGATGATCTTCGTCGAGCGGCCCTGCGTGCAGAACGCCGGTGCCGACTTCCACTGGTCGTGGAACGGATCGTCGTGGTCGAGTTCGCGGAAGTACTCGATGCGCAGCATCCGGGCGTCGAACGATTCGTTGTGACCGACGCGCATCGCGGCGCGGCGCCACAAATCGGTGAACTGGCGCAACGCATCTGCGGCCGGGATGCCTTCGGCCAGCGCGCGCTCGGTCGTGATGCCCGTCAGTGCGGCGAGCTCGTCGGGAATCGTCCAGCCGTCCGGCCTGATCAGCACGTCGAGCGTTGCGATCGTGTTGCCGCTGCGCTCGTCGCACAGCTCGGCCGCGAGTTGCGTGACGTGCGGCTGCGACGGGTCTTCGGACGGCAGATTCCATTGCGGCAGACCGTTCGTTTCCGTGTCGTAGAAGAGGATCAGTTCCATCTGTGGGTGTGTCCTTTGGTATGGCGATTGGTGGACAGTTACGCGGCTTGTGCAATACGGGCGGCGAGCAGTTCGCCGTTTTCAATCCAGTGCGCGCGGGTCGTGGGCGCGAGGCCTTCCGGCACCTTCTTCAACGTGCCGAACACCAGCGCGGTGGCGATCTCGTTCTGGCTCGCCATGTCGTCGAGGAGCGCGAGCAGATCTGCCCGGCCCTTAAGGTCGAGCACGTCGAAGCGATCGAAGAACACGATCCGGGATTCGGACAGCACCGCGATCGTCAGCGCAATCAACGCGTCGACGCGGTACTTCTCGGACTCGCTGAGCAGCGAGTAAAGGCGGCCGCCGGCGCGAATCGTCATGTCGGCGTCAACAGACGGCACGGCCCACTCGGCGAACGCGGCGAGTTCTGCCAGGCGGTGATTGATCGGCGCGATCGCCTGCGCGAGCATGTCGCCCGGGATGCCGTCCGGCGCGAGCGCCGCGGCGATGTCGAGCCATTGCGTGATATCGGTGTGGTGTTTGGCCGCCTGCTCCGTCTTGCTGTCGGCAGCTTCTGCCGCGCGCTTCGCCGCGTTGAGCTTGTCCAGTTCGGAGCGCAGGTTGTCTCGCTGCGAGGTTGCAGCCGTCACGCTCGTGCGCGCACCCGTCAACTGCTCATCGGTGACCACTTCGACATCGGCTTTCAGCTTCAGCGCTTCCGTCGCGCCGTGCGCGGCCGCGAGGTCTCGCTCATCGTTCTCGACCGCACGCTTCATCAGATCGCGCGCTTTGGTCAGTTCCGGCAGGCGCGCGCGCGCTTCGACATCACCACCCGTTTGCGTCACGGGGCCGAACTGGGCTTCATACGCCTGCAGCGCATTGGCCATGATCGTCAGGTCGAACTCGCCCCACGCGGCGACAGCGCCGTTCTGGTGGTAACCCGCCACACCATCGGACTCCGCCATGATCGCGGCGAAGTCGACGATGCCGCGTGCCAGATCGTGCACAAGGCCTTCGCGCGGCGCGGTACCGGCGCGCAGTTCCGTTTCCTTCAACCGCTCTTCGGCCTCGGCGAGGTGCTTACGATCGGTCGCCAGCTTCTCTTCGATGCGCGACAGCCCCTTCGCAACTTCGGCGCTGCGCTCGGCAGTTTCACGCGACGCGATGTACGCGCGATGCTTTTCCTGCAGCGCGCCGAGTTCGGTGCTGGCCGCCGTCAGGCGCTTCTCGGTAGCTGCGAGCTGCTCGACCACTTCGCCATGGCGCTTCGAATCAAAGAGCGGCACTTCGGCTTCCCAGCCTTCGCCCTTGTCCTTGCCCCACTGCTCGCCGGTGACGGCTTTCCATGCGCCCTTCGTCTCGCGCGCTTCGTCCTCGGCGAACTTGACGGCGGCCGGGAACCCCGATCGCATCATCGGCAGCACCTTCTCGACCTTCTTCTCGTCGCACTTACGCTCGATCAGCAGCGTCTTGACCTTCTCCGGCGTCGCGCGCAGCCCCGTCAGTTCGAACAGGAACGTGCGACGCTCGTCGGGCTTCATCTGCGCAAAGCGCTCGGGATGCAGCAGGTACGGCAGCGCGCCCGTGTAGACCGTCAGGCCGACGTGCCGCGCATCCGGCAGCGTCAGGTTCGCGGGGCCGACATCGAGATCCAGCGACACGATCGCCTTCTTCGAGCCTTCGGTCACCATCGAGGGATATTCCTTCTTCAGCGCGACGCGCGTGATGTCGCCCGTCAGCGCAGCGCTGATCGCTTCACGGAGGCTGCTCTTGCCGGCGCCATTCGGGCCCGCGAAGATGGTTACGGGAGTGTCCACGCTGACGTCGACGGCGCGCGCGCCGATGAAGCTCTTTACGGTGATGTGCTGGATTTGCATGTCAGTGTCTCGGATGTTTGGCGGGGCACGCCGGCGGCTTGCGCGTAGATCAACGCTCGTGAGCTACATACGCTGCAGGTCGAACGGCAGCCCCATAGACGGTTACTCGACGCTCGGAGTGGCGCCGCGCGCGCGGCGGCCGGCGCGCTCGAACTTCATGCGCAGCGTCGTCGCCAAGGTGGTAAGGCGGTTCTCGGCGTCCGGATCGGGCACGTCGTCGATCAGCGCGATCGCGGCGCTCAGCTCGTCGCTGTTGCTCGCGGCATTCAGGCGCGCGGCGATCTCTGACTCGGGAAGCGGGCCGGATTTCGAGACGGTTTGTGCGGGCGTCGCGCTTTGGTCATCCGGTGCCGTCGTCGTGCCGTGCTCAGTGCCCTGCTGGTGGACTTCGGCTGCCGGATTCGTTTGTTCGGTGCCAGCAGTGGTCGCAGCTGTCGGCGCGGACGTTTGCTCAGCCTGCTCGGCACGCTGGGCCGCCGGCGACATGTTTGCGCGGCGAAGAGAATCGACGTCAACCGCATAAGTGCCGTCCGCCTGTTGCGTGACGTCGATCGTGTCAACGGCTTCTTCTGTGGTATGGCCCATGCCCATCACGATGTCGGGCGCGTGGATGTTGCCGAAGAAGGAGCCTGCACGGTACTGCAGCATCAGGTGCTTCATTTCCGTCTGCCATTTGCTGCCCGGCTTCGCATACCAACCTTCCTCTACGGCCATCTTCATGCTGACGGGTGCCGACTCGACGACGGGCAATTGCGCATTCTTGGCCTGGGCGAGCGTATGCACGTTCCCAGGCATCGGAACCGATCGCGGAAGCGTCCACGCGACGCACACGAGGTTCTCGACTTCGACTTCCTTTTCGATCATGTCGTACCGGCGCTGATCACGGTTCCACTGGCCCTTTTCCTTGTAGGTCGCTTTGATCGGCCCCTTGTTGGCAATGTCGAAACGCAACGGATGAAAGCGGCCCGATGCATTGATCGCGGCAATGACGAACTTGGCAGACCAGCGGAGCTTTCCTTCAATGACGTCGGCGTTCTGCATAACGGCAGTCACGGACATACGCACGGCCTGCGCAACTTCGAGCGCGACGAGGCCGTTGCCGATTGCAGATGGATTGGGCACTTCGACATCGACGTAGTCGTTCCCCTGCTTCTCGCGCTTGATCACGACGGAGCGGAACTGCGCGGGCACGGCATTGCTCGATGCGAAGGCCTGTGCGATGCGCTGCGCGAGCGCGAATCCCTGCGCGGAGAACATGTCGACGCTCACATCGGTCGAACCGAGACCTTGCGGCTGCTTCGCGACGTCGGCCAGCGGCCGGGCTTGAGACGGTGCATTCATTTGAGACCCCTTGTTATTCGTGATAGATGCAGGTGTTCCAGCGCGAGCAGTACTGCGGGCTGCACAGATACGACTGCGGGTTCGGCGGGAAGAGACCGGCACGGAACATATCGGCGGCAAGTTGGATGAGGCCCGGCGTCTCGTCGTTGCCGACCAGCACGCGGCGCGCGTCAAAAATCGGGCTGACAGCGACCGGAGTCTTCGACGTCGTGCCCAGGCCGATGATCTGTGCGCCGGCGGTGCGCTCGCCGGTCGTTTGCTCGTACATCAGCTGGTAGGTGCCCGTCTGCGCCGAACGCGATTTGATGTTCGCTTCGCCGTTCGTGACCACGCGCGCGCCAGTCTTGACGTCCGGGATGATCGTGCCGTCGATGCCCTTGGCAACTCGGGCGCGGTCCATCGTTCCCGTCAGCGTGATCGTCGTGCCGCCGCCGCAATCGATCGTCAGCGGCTCGAGCGCCATTTCGACAGCGACGTACTCGAACTGCGGCGCAATCTCGGTGCAGTACTTCGTCGTCAGCGTCAGGCCAATACGCTCGGCTTCAGCAAACTTGATGTTGTCGCCCGAGAAATCTACGTCGTACTCCGGGTGGTGCAACGTGTCGACGAACGCGCCAGCAGCATCGTCCGGCGTGATCTCGCTGCCATTCAGACGTGCCGAATCGAACGCGGCCGTGCCAGCGTGAACGCTGGTGCCGAGCAGCGCGCGCAGACCTGCGGGTTTTCGCTTGCCGAGAAGGTGCTCGCCTTCCCACGAGAATGCGCAATCGAAGAACTTGCCGAACGACGAGGCGCGGATGCGAAGGTCGCTCACGTTGCACTCCTCGCGATGTTCGACAGCATCTTCAGGCGCAGCGCCGTATCGTTGTCCGCGTCGGCGCTCTTCGCCATGTACAGACAGACGAAGCACGCGACGATCATCAGCGCGGCCGCGACGCGCGGGTGCTTTGCATAGAAGCGATCAAAGGCGCGGATCACAGGAGACCTCGCACGTTCATGTGGGCGAAGTTGCGCGCGACGTTCTCCGGCACCCATCCACGGCCGATCACCACGCGCGGCTGCACGCCACGACGCACCAGCGCAGCTTTCGCCGCTTGCTGCCGGCGCGCGTTGCGCGATTGCAGCGCCTCGAGCTGCAGATCCATCACACGCTCACGGCTGATGCCGGAACCACTCCGGCGGAAGATCCTGAACATGCCTAGCTCCCGAAAAACGAAAACAGTGCGTCGAAGAATTCGTCGCCGCAGACCGTCGAAAGAATCGCCAGCGCAAGGAACATCGATCCGAACACGATGCACATCACCGTCATGAATGCGTGATGCCGCTTAAACTCACCGATGCTCGTATCCATTCTTTTTCCCCGGTATTTGCGTCTTTCGACCATGTTGGTTTGGCGCTGCTATTCGTCCCACAAGCGCACGCGGCGCGGCTTCGATTCGATGCGATCCCAGTAGGTGTCATCCCACTGCGCGGCACGCTCTGCTTCCGTCAGCGTCGGTTCGACATCGCCCATGGCAGCGTCGAGCCCCCTGTCCATCTGCCGATCAAACTGGCGATAGATCTCGGCGTTGAAATGCTTGCCCATATGCACTCCTAACGAGGTTGAAAGATTTGCGTCCCATGAAACCCTCAGAAGTAGTCAGTCGGCGCTGGTATAAGGCAACCTTTGCCGCGCTACGTGTCCTGGAAGACTTGCACCGGAGCCCACCCGATGCCGCCAACTGACTACGTCTGAAGATTCGGTAAGCCGCCTAACGGGCGGCATCCCCATTTCCCTATTGGCCTAACGGCCCGCATATTGCCCGTTTATCCGCCGGGCGAGGAATTCAGATCCTGCTGCGCACGAAGGCGGCGAATTTGCATGTCACGCTCGTCTCGAGCATCAGCGCGTGCGCCGGCTTTGACCAGGATGATCGTGATCACCGAAATGACAGCGCAGTAAGCAGCCGCAATTTCCAGTGCGCAAATAATGGTGCCCATGGCGCGACCTCAGAGAAGACAGATGCTGTTCAGATCGACCGTACGGCGGTACACGCTGCGGTTCAGCCAGGGCACGTACGTGTATTCCACGTATGCATTGGCGCCGATCTTGATCCAGTGGTGCAGTGTGTTGACCATGACCAGTCTCCGAAGCGTTCCGACTCAAGCGAAGAGCACGTCGTTGATCGCGGCGATCTGATCCAGATCGGCCTTCACCTTCGCGAGCGCAGCGTCCGCGATCTTCCGTGCTTCGTACGCGCTGGCAGCCAGCAGCTCGCGCGCTTCAACGAGCGAGATTTTCTCGACACCGTTGTGCGGCACGAACTTGTAGAGCTGCGTGCCCTTGGCGTTCACGAGGATGTACGCGTCCGGAGCGAAGTCGCCCGGCGTGGCGACGGCCGCTTTCACGATGAGAGACAAAAAGCCGACCTTGACCGTCGAGCCGACTTCCCACGATTGCTTGCTGTTCTTGACCATGTCCCGACTCCCGATGTGTTTGTGTGCTGCGATGGAGTTACTATAGCGATTCGCTAATCTAACTGCAAGAACTTTTTAGTGCGATTCGCTAATCATCTGCGCACGTTTGCGCGGACGCAAAAAAACCCGCACTCGGCGGGTTCAGACGGCGAAAGGGGATCCTGCTAGGGTGCGGTGGCTCGGACGAGCGCGTCGGTTGACCACAGACCGCCGCCCTGTGAAGCGTTCAAGAGATTGAATTCGAGGATAGGATGCTCGGACGACTGAGAGGCGCTGCCATGCTGGCGGGGCTCAATCAGTCTGGACGCCATGCGGACGGGCGGCAGATCGCACGAACGAAGTGAATCTTTTCGATCTCGTCGTCCGTGAAAGCCATCGGCGCGTGCGCGTTATTTACCGAGGCAACGTGCGTACGTCCTGCTGACTTGTAGAGGAACCGCTTGACCATCACGCGGCCGTCCTTTGATTTCAACAGTACGTCGTCGCCCGGCGTGTACGGTTGGTTCGGTTCAATAATGACGAACTCTCCCGCCTGAATGCGCGGCTGCATCGAGTCACCCTCGCACTTCAACGCATACGCGTTCGGATCACGCGTCGGAAAATCAACGTAGCCATCACCGTGACCGACTGGATACTCCAGGTCGGCCCAGTGACCGTTGTCACCCAGCTGCGCCATGCCTACCACCGGAATCGGTTGCCAGTTAGTAATCGGAAGGGGGCGAAACTCATCGTTGTACCGAACGAGTACGCCCGGATCGCCCTTCCCTTTTGTCAGCCAAACCGAATTGACACCGTATGTGTTCTGCACGGCAACAGCCTGCAAAAGCGTAATGTCCTGGCCCTCTCCAGCCAGCCATTGCGACGCCACATCGGCGCCAACCTTTACGACCCCCGCAAGAGTTTCTGCCGAAATGCCCAGCGGACCGAGCGCTGCCTTGAGACGCTGTGGGGAAGTGAGTTTGCTGGCGTCAGTATCGCTAATCGCTTGGTGTTCCGAATAGCTGAGCACGACCATATTGTCAGGCGTGTTCGAGCCACCATCTTTCGGCTGGATGTGGTGCACGACGTCCATCCAGCCTTCGGCTTCACCTAGCGCACGCTCGATTTTTCGGGCCACATCGTCGCCCATTGCCTTGGGTTTCCCCGTTTTGCTTTCTGGCGTCCTGTTTTTTATTTGACTCAGGTAGGCCGCTGCAACTCCAGCTTTCTCGGCGAGCGCCGATGCCTTGCCGGCTCGCGCGATGGCGAGCAACAGATTCTCCCGGCGGATCTCGTCGTTCGTCTTCATAGGGCGTAATTACATAGCAAATCGCTAAAAATATAAATGTGCGATTCGCTATTGCTTTCATTTAGCGAATCGCTATACTGAGGCCCATGAACCTCAAAGCCTACATCTCCAAAGAACGCGGACGCCTCACCGCCCTGAGCAAGGCCATCGGCGCGCACGCCCCAGATGTTAGCCGATGGGCTGACGGCAAACGCCCGGTGCCCATTCAGTTTGGCCTGCCGATTGAGCAGGCGACCAACGGCGAAGTCACCCGGCTGGAGATGTTCCCTATCGAGGTAGTAGCGAAGGTTTGGCCCGATCTGCTGAAAGGCAAAAACGGAACCGTAGATCGCGCCGCGGCGAGCGACGACACGCAACCGCCTGTCGGCGGTTCGAATCCCAACATTAAAGAAGCCCGCACTGTTTCTTAGCATCGGTTGACTTGCCCTGAGGTGTCCTTAGTGACGCCTTTATTTTCGCCCCGCGTTCATCCGGGTTCGTAAGTGGGGATTTAAGTGGGTCTCAATGATTTTTCTCTATAGCCACCATCATGAAACAACAAGAAATCCGAATCTTTGCGCCGTACGTCGAGGCAGTCCGCCTTCCTGATGCGGAGATCGAAGCGATGTCGTTCGAGGATTGCCTTGCCAAGGCCCTCGAATTTGGCCTGAAGCGATTCGATCGCAAAACGCTGGCACACAACTGCGGCATCCACTACCCGCACTTTGCTGATCTGATCGCGGGCCGTCGCCCGTTTCACGCATCCAAAGTCTTTCTCTTCTGCATGTTCACCGGATGCGACTACCCGCGTCAGTGGCTCGAGCTTGCAGAGGAAAAAGCTCGCGCCGAATACAAGCGCCTCACCGCGCAGGTGCTCGGCGAGTACGTTCAACAAGCCTTCGCACAACGGGCGGCTGCATGAATCTCACAAAGCGCGACGAAGGCAAGGTATTCGTCGCCCCGTCCCGCCGACGCATCGTTTTCGAGCACGAGCGTGGTGGACGTTACCTGTTTGTCTACGAGGACGACCCGTCGGAAGGTCTCGCACTGTCTCTCGATGGTTTGAAGATCCTCGAACGGCCGACGCGCGACGGAAGGTCCAATTCAACGGGGGCTCGATGAGAGGTCTGATCGCTTTCGCCAGCCTCGTGCTCGCGCTATTTTCGCTCTTGTGGCTTGCGAGTCTCGTCGCGCAGGTGTGCCGATGAATGCGCCCGACTACCGCTCGTTCCTGAAGTCGAAGGTTCGCATGGCCGAGTCGTTCGGCTTCGACGTTGACGAATCCGAGATTAATCCGCTGCTGAAGCCTTTTCAGAAGGCTACGGTGAAGTGGGCCGTCGCCGGCGGACGCCGCGCGATCTTCAAGCGCTTTGGCCTCGGCAAGACTTTCGATCAGATCGAAGTCGTGCGCATCGTGCGCGATCGCGCGGGCGGTATGGGGCTCATCGTGATCCCGCTCGGCGTGCGTGTCGAATTCATGCGCGATGCCAACACGCTCGCCACGGGCGACAGTCCCGCCATCAGCGACGCGCAGCGCGCCCAGTTACGCGCGTGGCAAGCCGGTCATCCCGAGCGGCTGCCGCGCCTCAAGTTCGTTCGCTCGATCGAAGAGTGCGACGACCCGAATGGCCTGTACCTCACGAACTACGAGACGGTGCGCGACGGCAAGCTCGATCCGCGCCACTTCACCGTCGCGAGCCTCGACGAAGCGGACTGCCTGCGCGGCTTCGGCGGCACGAAGACTTTCCGCGAATTCATGGCGCTTTTCGCCGGCGACGATCGCCGTGACATGAGCAACCGCATCGTCACAGAGGGCGTGCGCTACCGGTTCGTCGCGACCGCGACGCCGAGCCCGAACGAATACGTCGAGCTGCTCGCGTACTGCGCCTACCTCGGCATCATGGACGTTGGCCAGGCGAAGACGCGCTTCTTCAAGCGCAACAGCGAGAAGGCCGACACGTTGACGATCCACCCGCACAAAGAGCGCGAATTCTGGTTGTGGATGGCCAGCTGGGCGCTCTTCGTTGAGCGGCCGTCCGATCTCGACCCGAGCTTCTCTGACGAAGGCTACGACCTGCCGCCGCTCGACGTCCGGTGGCACGAGATTCCAGCCGATCACTCGGATGCGGGCGCCGATCTCGGCGGCCAGCTGCGCATGTTCAAACAGCAGGCGATTGGCGTCGTCGACGCTGCGCGCGAGAAGCGCGACAGCTTGGCCGCCCGAATCGCGAAGATGCTCGAGCTGCGCGCCGAAGAGCCTGACGCCCACCGGATCATCTGGCACGACCTCGAGGCCGAACGTCACGCGATCGAGAAAGCGATTCCCGACGTAACGACGGTCTACGGGTCGCAGCAACTCGACGAACGCGAGGCCTCGATCATCGCCTTTTCCGACGGCCAGATCCGCGAGCTCGCGGGCAAGCCGGTGATGCTCGGCTCGGGCTGCAATTTCCAGCGCCATTGCCATTGGGAAGTGTTCCTCGGCATTGGCCACAAGTTCAAAGACATCCTGCAGGCGATTCATCGCGTTCATCGCTTCCTGCAGACGCGCACCGTGCGCATCGACTTCATCTATACGGAAGCCGAGCGCGCGATCCGCCAGAACATCGAACGCAAGTGGCAACAGGACACGGAGCTTCGCCAGAAAATGACCCAGATCATCCGTGAATACGGTCTGTCGCGCGCGGCGATGGCGTCGGTGCTGACGCGATCGCTCGGCGTCGAGCGCGTCGAAGTGCGCGGCCGCGACTACGTGATCGCGAACAACGATTGCGTCGACGAGACGCGTCGCATGGAATCGGACAGCGTGGGACTCGTCTTGACGTCGATCCCCTTCGCCACGCAGTACGAGTACTCGCCGAACTACGCTGACTTCGGCCACACCGACAGCAACGAGCACTTCTTCCAGCAGATGGATTACCTGACGCCGGAACTGCTGCGCGTGCTGGCGCCCGGCCGGCTTGCCGCGATCCACGTGAAAGACCGTATCGTGCCCGGCGGCATGACGGGCCTCGGCTTCCAGACCGTCTATCCGTTCCACTGCAAGACGATCGAGCACTTCACGAAGCACGGTTTCGCCTATATGGGCATGAAGACCATTGTGACCGACGTCGTGCGCGAGAACAACCAGACCTATCGACTCGGCTGGTCTGAGCAGTGCAAGGACGCGACGAAGATGGGCGTGGGTATGCCCGAGTACCTGCTGATCTTCCGCAAGCCGCCGTCCGACCGCTCAAATAGTTATGCCGACACGCCCGTCCAGAAGCTGAAACCGTTCAGCCTGGACGACGACGGCAACATGATCCCGTTCGACCGCGAGCGACCGGCCGCGATGGGTACGGGCTATTCGCGGGCGCGCTGGCAGATCGACGCGCACGGCTTCACGCGTTCGTCGGGCAAGCGCCTGCTCACGCCCGAAGAGCTGCAGGGGTTGAAGGCCGACGACATCTTCAAATTGTTTCGACAGCACTCGCTGACAAGCGTCTTCGATTTCGAGCACGACGTGCACATTGGCGAGTCGCTCGACGCCGTCGGGAAGCTGCCGTCAACCTTCATGCTGCTGCAACCGCAAAGCTGGTCCGAGGACGTCTGGACCGACATCACGCGGATGCTCACGCTGAACGGCGCGCAGTCCGCCAAGGGCAAGGAAATGCACCTGTGCCCAATGCAGTTCGACATCGCAGATCGCGCGATCGCACAGTGGTCCATGCCCGGTGAGGAGGTCTACGACCCGTTTGGCGGCTTGATGACTGTGCCCTATCGCGCAATCAAACTCGGTCGCCGCGGCCGCGCGGCAGAACTCAATCCTGCGTACTTCCTCGACGGCGCCGCTTATTGCAAGCAGGCCGAGCAGGAGATGTCGACCCCAACCCTCTTCGACACGCTCGAGGCTGCATGACGGAGTGCCGGCAATGACTGATAGCACGCGGCCCCCGGTTCCATATCCCGCCGACACCCGAGCGAAGGGTTGGCGGTTCGAACTTGACCTCGAACAGATCGACCAGTCTGACACATGGGCGCTAACTCCCGTCGAGTTGCGCCCATGGTTGCTGATGGTGTGGGCTGCTGCCTGGCGCCAGACACCGTGCGGTTCTTTACCTGACGACGACGCGCTGATCGCAGTACGCATCGGGATGAAGGCGAGTGTCTTCACAAAGCACCGCACAGCATTGTTGCGCGGCTTTTGGAAGGCCGACGATGGCCGTCTCTACCACGACACCATCTCGCATCGCGTATCGGAGATGCTGGCCGCGCGCGACAAGGAGCGCAACCGGAAAACCGCGTACCGCCAGCGGAAGGAAGCGGAAAAGTCAGGGAAGGACGTAGGAGTCCCAGGTTTGTCCCACGGGACAACAACGGGACATACAGGGGACTCCGGTGGGAGCGACGGCACCAGAACCAGTACCAGTACCAGTAATAAAAACAAAAACCTTTCCGTACCTAACGGTACGGACGCTGACGCGTCGTCGGGCCTTACTCCGCACGATGCGATTTTTCAGATCGGTGTGCCCTGGCTGGTCAGCCACGCCGGGTCGGAAGTGAAGGAATCGAACATTCGCTCGATGCTCGGCGGCGCGGAGAAGCACCTTGGGGCAGAGGGTGCGTGGCAGCTCGTGCAGGACTGCATGCGGGTCAAGCCGTTCGAGCCTGTCGCATGGGTCGCAGGAGCGATCAACGAGCGTAAGAAGGTCGCTTCCTCTCAAACTCGCCGCAAAAGCTCGGATCGAAACGACCGATCAGCCGCAGCGGCAGCAATCTTCGGAACTGGCAACTCACAAGGCGAGGTGATCGATGTCTGACGTGATCGACGAGGCGCAGATCAAGCGCCTCTTCATGCTGCTTCACGGCATGTACGGCAACCAGGTGCTCGACAAATTCCGTATCGGGCAAGCGGATGACAAGGGCGAAGACATCGGGATGGCGGCAGCCCGCTCCGTCTGGCTAAACGGGCTCAGGGAGTTCGGTGGTGACGTGATCCTCAAGGCGCTCGCGAAGTGTGCGGATAAGCACAAGACCTACGCGCCGACGCTGCCCGAGTTCCGCGACATCTGCAAATCGCTCGCGCCGCGTCAGTGGGATCGAAACGAAAGTGCGCCGCAGCTCGAGATGAGCGACGCATTGCGCTCCGAGCACGTGGAGCGCGCGCGTCGCGCGATCGCAGAGACTCGCATTCAACGCGAAGGCGGTGTCCAGACCTCGACCGGGCTGCCCGGCTTACATGTTCTGATCGCGAAGGCCATTGGCTATGCGGGCGGCGATGAGGCCGGAACGCTGCTGCGCCTCGACGCAATGCGGAGCCAACGATGAAACAGATCGTTTTCACTGTTCCCGGCACGCCCGTCGCGAAGGGGCGTTCGAAGTCGAGTTCGCGCATCGGCGTGGACGGCAACGGCAAGCAGCGCGTGTTCACACGTCACTACACGCCCGAGAAAACCGAGCGTTACGAAAACCTCGTGCGGCTCGCCGCAGAGAGAGCGATGGCTGGCGCCAGCCCGTTCGTGCAGCCAGTCGCGCTGACGGTCGCGATCTACCTGCCGATTCCGAGCAGCTGGTCGAAGACGAAGCAGGACAAAGCCCGCAACGGGCTGGTCGCCGCGACGAAGAAGCCCGACGCGGACAACGTCCTCAAGGCGCTCAAGGACGGGATGAACGGTGTGGTGTACGTCGACGATGCTCGCATCACCGATGTCACCCTGCAGAAGCGCTATGCCCTTTCGCCGCGCGTCGACGTGATCGCGCGCGCTCTCGATCTGGAGGTCGCATGAGACGGAACTTTGGCCCGGCATGGACGGCTGAACAGGACGCCATCATCGCCACGCACTGGAACACGCCGACATCGATTAACGACTGGCTGCATCTGCTGCCCGGCCGCTCGCGCGAGGCCGTCGAAAAGCGAGCCTACAAGCTGAAGCTTGGCCCTCGCCGTCACTGGCTCGACTGGACGCCGGAGCAGGACGCCGAATTGCGTCGCATGTGGCCGACGAGCGAGCGCATCCATTCGAACATGGAGAAGTTCGCACCGCACAGCTATGCCGCCGTGCTGACGCGCGCCTATCTCCTCGGACTCGGCAAGCGCCCTGCACCGCCGCGCGGACAAGCTCCTGTTGCCTGGCCGATCATCGAGCGCGAGTTGCGTAAGGGCCCGGCGCATCGCTATCGCCTGGCGGAACTTCTCCGCTTGCATCCCTCGACGGTCAGCAAGCAGCTCGGCTTACAGCACGATGCCAATGCGGTGCATATCACAGATTGGCATCGACGCACGCGCACCAGCGCGCCAATTCCCGTCTACACGCTCGGCGCCGGTGTCGACGTTCCGAAGCCGGCACCGCTCACCAGCGCGGAAAAGATGCGGCGCGTTACCGCAAACGCGAGGCAACGTCGGATCCTTCGAGCCGAGCCAGTGCGCGGCGTCAATCCGTTCGCCACGGCAGCGGGCCTTGTCGCGATTCCGGAAGGCATGCGCGGCCGCGTCTATCAGCAGTCGATGAGCATTCGCGACGACGATCGGGAGGCAGCGTGAGCAAAGTCATCCTGCGCATCGACGAGCGCGGCAAGCTGGCCGGCCTCGACGAGAAGAACGAGCGCGCGTACGCGCGATTCCGCAACAAGCTTGCCGGTCTGCAGCCGGGCCAGACGCTCGCTTTCGAGTTCAAGATCCCGCGCAGCCCGCGCTTTCACAAGCTGCACTTTGTGATGCTGGCCGCCTTCTTCAAATGCCAGGAGGTGTTCAACGACACCGAGCGCATGCGCAAGTGGCTGGAGGTTGGCGCAGGCCATTGCGACTTCGTGCCGGGCCCGGGCGGCGACCTGATCGCGCTCCCGCGATCCATCTCGTACGAGGCGCTCGATGACGCCGAGTTTCACGAGGTGCACGAGAGCGTGAAAGCCTTCCTGCGCACGCCGCACGCGTACCGCTTCCTCTGGCCGCACCTCGACGAAGCGCGCGGCGAAGAGATGGTCGAGGCGATCCTCAACGAGTTCGAGCAATGACCGCCCGACTCATCTTCCCGAAACCTCTCACCTTTCGCAGTGAAGCACTGCGCCGCGCGGTCACGCAACTGCCCTGCATGAAGTGCGGCATTCACGGCCACACGCAGGCCGCGCACATGAACCTCGGCAAGGGCGGTGCGATCAAGGCGAGCGACGCCGCGCTGGCCGCGCTGTGCGCGGATCGCCCAGGCGTGAGCGGCTGTCACGCGCTGCTCGACCAGGGCGGCAAGTTGCCGAAGTCCGAGCGCCGTGAATTCGAGTTCGAAATGGTAGCAAAAACCTACATCGCGCTCGCCGAGCGCGGGTTCATCGTAGTCAACCTGGAGCTTCTATGACACTTGCACTGATCCTTGCACTCAACTTCGCCATCAGCTGGCTCAACTGCTGGTCGATCGGCGGAATCTGGGCCGAATCGAAAGCGCTGGGTGGGATGATTCGGTTGCTCGCGTGGTGCGGAGCCATACAATCCGCGATCGGCTTTAGCAGCGTATTCGGGTTCCTGCTTGGCGCGATCGCCGTCCACTTCCACTATCTGCCGCCGCGCGCCGCAGCTGCTGCCGCGTCACTCTGGTATCTGCTGATCATCGTGCCAGCGCTCGGCAGCGGCCTCATCATCACCATCCAGTCGTGGATCATCGCTTTACGGGAACGCAGCCTGCTGAACATGGGCAGTGCGGCGTGGAACACCTACGCGCAGATCCACAACATGGCTGGCGCGATCGACGGCATCGGGGACGCGTTCAGCAACGTGGTCGATTTCCTGTTTCCGAAAGACAGCAAAGACTCGAACACCACGCTGGCGCTGCTGGTCATTGCGCTTGTGATGCTGGCGCTTGCAAGCGGCGTGATCATGACCGCCGTGCTCATCAAGCACTACGCCGGCCGTCTGCCGATGCCGGCGCGCGATCGGAGATTCGCGTGATTCTCTGCAAGGACTGCAAGCATCACGTCATCGGAGGCGACGCGTTGGCTTGGTGCACCTCGCCCGAGAACAAACGTGTTGTTGATCGGGTGAATGGCGATCGTGAGGAAGTCACCGCGTGCGTCGATCAGCGCGCTGTGTTCTGGGGCTTCGACATCCTTAACGGTCGCTGCGGCAAGCGCGCTCGATGGTTCGTCCCGCGCATCGAGCAAGCTTCTGCCGACGTGATACGGCCGCGGCGGCGCTATCAGGGCCGGCTCTCAGGCATTGAACTCACTCCCGTGCCGTCCAGCAAGCACGAACCTGACCTGTGGGACGTCGGCCAAGCGGCCGAGCGGTCAGAGCCGGGCCGCGTCGCATATCAGTTCCTTGGCGTGACTGGCGAGGAAGACGCGTGAGCCGCAACTGGCCAGACGCCGACGATCCGGCGATCGTGCTCCAGCGCAAGCAGCGCGCGTGCTGTCACGGTTGCCGGTTCCTGGAACAGGACCGCACACCCGGCTTTGAGAAGTTCACCTGCAGGAAAGGCATGCGCAAAGCCGCGCACGACCTCTACGAAACAGAACGCTGTCCGAGATACAGCGAAAAAAAAGCCGCCCACGAGGCGGCCAAAAAGATCACAAAGCGCCCTCATTCTAAAGCGAGAAAGAAGACTCATGGACGCAATCTTTCGTGACACCCGCCAGGCGCTGCACGTGTCGTTTCTTGTACTGTCGACGGACCCGCGCGCGAAAAACGTCTTCCGCACCGCGCTGATCCAGATCATGGAGATGCAGCCGAATCTTACGGCGCGTCAGCGAGCGTGGCTCGACCAGCTCATCGGCGACGCGTCCGACTCCACCGTCAACTTCTCCGGCCTCAGTGGCGACGACGTCCGCGCGCAGTGCGCCGAGGTGGTCAGCGCCGTGCGCTCGAAGCTGCCCGATATCGAACGCTGGGCGGTGCTCGCCCGCTTCGGTCAGATGGGTAACGCCCGCACACCCGAAGGCGTGAAGCGCTACTTCTTCCTGCACGAACGATCCGAGGCGATTCAGAGCCTGTCCGGATGGCTCGCGCCTTCGTTCGACGGCGTCTCGGTGATGGCGCTGGACTGCATACTTGCGCGCCTGTACGCGAACCATGCGAAGGTCGATATCAGCTTCCGCGATCTGGCGAAGTCGTTCGGGGCAAGCCATATGACGTACAAGCGCGCCTACGACAAGATCAGCCTGCGGATGCGGGAGGTCGAAAATCGCGCGATCAATGTCCTGACGCCCTACTTTGCGCGCACGGGACTGATTGAGAAGGAACCCGAAGAGATCACTTGACTGCTGCTGTTACAGTGCAGTATCATTTTTGTCATTCTGCACGAGTTGCCACTAAGCCCCGCCCGGAGCGGGGCTTTTCATTTATGGGAGGCCGGCGAGTAACTCTCCGGTATAGAAGCCCCTTACGACGGCGATTACCCATCGTAGCTGAGCCGAGGATCGCGAACTCGGAAGTGGTGGGAGTCATTTCTCCCGCCCACAAACTCAAAGCCTCGCCCGGTTCGCCGCGCGAGGCTTTTGCTTTTATGCAACGTTCAGCCGCCACCGAGCGTCGCCGTAGTTCACCGTAATAATCGACGCTTGCTTGCCAGTCGCGTCTGCCGCTTGCTGCGCAAGCTGCAAGACGTTGTCGGCGGTGATGTCACCGAAAGAGTAATACTCCGCAGTCGGAAGCTGATAGACCTTCCCAGCGTCGTCTCGGATCGTGCGGGAGAATTTGCGAGCCTGCATCTCTTCGTGCAGACGCTGATAATCAGTCCCGTTGGCGTTGTGCAATTCAACGCGCGTTAAGAACTTCGCCATTTTTTCACATCCTTTTGCGTGTGGTTGATAGCGCCCGACCCCGAGCGCCTTCGCCGGAAATGCGGCCCAACGCACGCATCTTCAATCCTGTCGTAAACCCTGGTCAGCCACGCGGCGTTCGGCCCCGTAGCTGAAATCCCACCTGGCCCACACCATGGGTGCTCCATGACGCCATTGCAGACCATTCGGCTGCATGGGAAAGCGGTGCACCGTCTCGCCTCGGTGCTGTCGGCCGCGTCGGGCGGCCTCGCGGACCGCGAGGATCTAGAACAGGAAGGCTTCCTTGCGCTTCTGGAGATGCGCGTCGAATCGGAAGCGCCTGACCGGCAGCGACATGGCTATGTCGAGCAGCGCGTGCGCGGCGCGATGCAGGACAGTCTGCGCCGCGCGGATCCTTGCACGCGGCAGGCGCGGCGAACGCTGCGCGCGATCGCGGCCGCCGAGGCGCGGCTCAGCACTCAAACCGAACGCCGCCCGACGCACACGGAGATTGCATCAGAGGCTGGCCTGTCGTTGGAAGCGTATTTTGCCGCGCGCCACGCCGCGCACGTCACGACGCCCCTACCGCCTTCCGACGAAGGCGCGGAAGATCGCCAGACGATCGACGCCGTGTTCCTCGCGCAGCATGCCACCTCAGCGCTCGACGATCCTCTCGACGTGCTGATGTCGCAAGACCTTCAGCGGCGCTTCGTCGCCGCAATTGACGCGCTTCCGGCGCGCTTCCGTCACGTGATGGTCGAACGGCTCGTTCACAAACGCTCGCTGAAGGACATTGCCAGCGACCTGGGCGTGACCGAGAGTCGCGTGTGCCAGATGCAGAAGAAGGCAGCCGAGCGGCTGCGCGCAGTCCTGATCTCCGTACCGAGTCTCCTCCCGCGACGATGAGAGTCGTTGGATTCGCCCGGCCTTGAGCCGGGCTCTTTTATTCCTGAGTCAGCCATGGACGAAATGAAAAGCGTCGCGCACCGCCGCGACATGAATCACTTTGGCCAATCGCAGTATTCCGACGGCCTTGTTCCATGGTTCGATGCGGAAGCGCCAAACCTAGACGCCGGCCGCACGACGGGCCGCTTGCGCGCCTGCGGTTATTGCGGCTCCATGCATCCTGCTGACGTCGCCGCAGCGATCCGCGCGGGCGCGAAGGGGCATTGGGCCGACTTTAAGTACGGCTGGCCGCACAAGGCGTACTTCGACGGCATCCCCAATCCGCACGCCGGGATGCTCGAATCACGTTGCAGTTGCAGCCATCCCAAGCAGGAAGAGGTTGACGCAGGCAAGTGGGTGCGATCGCCGACCGGTATGTTCGATCAGAGCACCGGCAAGCCGACGTTCACGTGGCGCGAGCCCGGCAAGCCTGCCGCGCAGACCACGTACGGGAAGTTCTACACCGAGCACCTGCAGGACGCCACGCCTGAAGATCGCGCGACGATCGAGCAGCACCTCGGCCTGTCGTTCGAGTTCTCGGAGGATGGACGCGTTAGTTGGAAGCCGTGTCGGGCGTAAGCCATTCGAATGGGTAGGCCGTGAGAGCCCTGACATCCGCGGCAGCCGCTGACAGTTACGTAAGCCCACCTCCTTTGCCCGCGCAATGCGGGATTTCAAGCGGCGCTGGGCGGCGGCACATCGAAATCGTTCCATTCGTCATTCTTCGTCAATTCAGCCATGCGTAAGTTTTCCCCGGAAGAGCTCGCTGCGATCGAACTCGATTACCGGGCGGGCGTGAAGTCCGTGAACGCGATCGCAAAGGCGCACGGCATCCCTGAGCCGACGCTGCGCCGTCTGGCGAAGAAGTACGCATGGGTGCGCGGCGCTCCCGAGGTGAAACGGCGGATTGTCGAGGATCACTTCGCTGGAGTGACGAAGGGTTTGACGAATGACGAAGTTCGTCAAAACCAAGCCGAGGCCGCCAGTCAAGACATCCTCGACATGGAGCGGGCGCTGCGCATCAACCGGCACTGCCTGCTGAACCTCGAGGTGGCCGCCGAGAAGTCGCAGGACCCGAAGGAAATCAAGATCATCGTCGAGGCAACAGGCGCGGCAGTCGCGTCGATCCGCAAGATCCGAGGCCTCGACGCGCCCAACTCTGCCGACGCGAAAGACATCGATGCAGCAATCGAGGCAGAACTGGCGCAACTGGAGCGCGACCGACAAGCTGGCGCTGCTGCAGACCCTCAAGGCGCGTAACCGGCTCAGCTGGAAGCCGCTGCCCGGCCCGCAGACACAGGCGTATGAGTGCCGCGCGGACATCATTCTGTATGGTGGCGCGGCAGGCGGCGGCAAGACTGACTTGGGTCTCGGCAAGGCGCTGACGCAGCACCAGCGCACGTTGATGCTCCGGCGCGAGATGCCGCAGCTGAAGGGCATCATCGACCGCTCGAAGCTGCTATATAGCGAATACGGCGTCTATAACGAGACGCACAAGGTCTGGCGCACTGAGTTCGGCGGCAAGCGCCGGATGATCGAGTTCGGCTCGGTCCAGTATGAGCAGGACAAACAGGCGTATCAGGGGCGGCCGCACGATCTGAAGATCTTCGACGAGGCGGCCAACTTCCTCGAGTCGCAGGTCGAGTTCATCATCGGCTGGAACCGTAGTGAAGACCCGAGCCAGCGCTGCCAGGTGCTGCTGCTGTCGAACCCGCCCACGGATTCGACGGGCGACTGGCTGATTGTCTGGTTTGCTCCGTGGCTCGACCCGCTTCACCCGAATCCTGCAGCACCTGGCGAGTTGCGGCATTTTGCATCCGTCGAGGGGCGGCAGATCGAGTGCGCGACCGGCGATCCATTCGTGCTGGTCGACGGGCAGCAGGTCTACGACTTCAACCCGGCTGACTACGATCCGATCGATATCATCCGGCCGCTCACGCGCACGTTCATCCCTGCGCGCGTGACGGACAACCCGTACTACTCCGAGTCTGGGTACATCGCGAAGCTGCAGGCGCTTCCGGAGCCGCTGCGCTCGAAGATGCTGTATGGCGACTTCGCGGCGGGCCGCGAGGACGATCCATGGCAGGTCATTCCGTCTGAATGGGTGCGAGCGGCGCAGGACCGCTGGCGTCATCGCACACGCCCGCCGATCCCGATGACAGCGCTTGGCGTCGACGTCGCGCGCGGCGGGAACGATAAGACCATCCATTCGCCGCGCTACGCGAACTGGTTTGACGAGCAGATCTGTTTTCCCGGCACCGCTACCCCGGATGGCTTCGTCGTTGCGCAGCAGATATTCAACCTGCGCCAGTCGGGAACGGTCGTGAACATCGACGTGGTCGGCGTTGGCGCAAGTCCGTACGACATCGTGCGCGCCGCGATTGGCGACAGGATATGGGGTGTGTCGGGCGCGGCCGGTACCGACGAACTTGACCGCTCCGAGCAGTTCGGCTTCATCAATCTGCGTGCGCTCCTGTGGTGGCGCATGCGCGAAGCGCTCGACCCCGTGTTCGGCGAGGATCTCGCTCTTCCGCCTGATCCTGGCTTGGCGGCGGACCTGTGCGCGCCACGCTACAAGAAAGTGGCGCGCGGCATACAGGTCGAGTCGAAGGAAGAAATCAAGAAGCGGATCGGGCGCAGTCCGGACAAGGGCGACAGCGCGGTGTATGCGCTGGCCGAGCACCGCAGCAGTCTGGCGTTCGGCTCTATCTAACGGACCTTTCATGGATCACACGAAGCTGCATCAGCGACCGCCGCCGTCGCGCTGGACGCGAATCAAGCGTGCGGTGGCCAGCGCAGTGCGCACGATCCGCGCAGGTCGGCCACGCCATGAGCCGCACCGCGTGACGACGCAATACGCGCGCATGCGTCAGGTTGGATCGTGGAACCTGCGCGACTCCCGGCCGATGATCAAGCCGGTGCCGACGAACCTGCGGTACTTCTCGCGCACGCCGTACGCGACGCGCGCAATCCAGTTCTTTACGCGCTCCATCTGCTCCCTCGACTGGGCGGTGACCGTCAAGAAAGACGTCACAGAAAACAGTGAGATCAAGCGGCAGATCGATGTCACGTCCGCGTGCCTGTTCAGCCCGAACCACGACGACTCATTCGACTCGCTGCTACAGCAGGTTATCGAGGACATTCTCGTGTGCGGCGCCGGCGCGATCGAGCAGCAGATCGGTGGCGATAAGCTGCGACCGCTGTGGCTGTGGCCCGTCGACGCGCTCTCGATCCAGATCTACGCGGATTGGGACGGTGACGAGGCGAAGCCGCGCTACTGTCAGACGTTCGGCTTTGGCAATGTCGGTGTCGCACAGGGCCGAGACCTGCTCAATCGCGAGCTGGTCTATATGCGCGATCGCATCACGACCGACTCGCCGTTCGCGTTCGGCGCGCTCGAAGTCGCTTTCGAGTCGATCAACCGGCTGCTTGGTGTCGCCGAGTATGCAGGCGACGTCGCAGCGAATGCGCACCCGCAGAACCTGCTCTTCCTGCAGGGCGCAGACCAGACCACGATTGAGGCGTTCCGCGCCTACTGGCGCAACGATATCGAAGGTCAGGGGATGACGCCGATCGTCGGTGGCACCGACGCGAAGGTGCAGAACCTGCGCGGCACCGACGACAGCGCACTCTTCCTGAAGTATCAGGAATTTGTCATCCGCGAGATCGCGGTGGCGTTTGGCATCAGCGCCCAGAACCTTGGCGTCGAGCAGAACATCAACCGCAACAACGGCGAGGTCGCCGAGGACCGCGACTGGGATCTGTCGATCAAGCCGCTCACGCGCACGATCGCCGCATACATCAATCGCGAAGTCATCTGGGGTCGGCTCGGCTTCACGAACATCCAGCTGACGCCTGGTGGCCTCGATCGCGAAGACGAGAAGGCGACCGCCGAGATCTACCAGCTGGAATACAAGAACAACGCGATCACGCCGAACGAGTACCGCGCCCGTCGCAACCTGCCGCCGCTGAAAAGCAGATTCGGCGACATGATCAGCGCCGACGCGCAGATCGCGATCGAAGCGGCCAAGGGCGCGAAGACCGCCAATCCGGCACTTACCAGCATCGAATAGCGGGCCGAACGCCTGCACACCGCCGCAAGGCACACCTTTGGGCGTTCGCCCGACACAGGAGCATCTCATGGGTCAACCCGTACACACCGTCGAAGTACCGGACGGCTTTCAGCTCGCGCAGCCCGACCGCATCCTCATCGGCAATCTGCCGAATCAGGCCAACGTTGCCGGTGGCAGCGCCGGTGCGGCCGTCACGACGGCATTCACGGGCTTGAAGTTGCCGGCGGCGTACAGCGTACACGTCGATGCAAATCAGCCCTGCGCTGTGAGCATCACCAACAAGACGCAAACCGGCTTCAACGTCGTTCTGACGCCCGCCTCCGGTGTGACGCTCGCAGCCGGCACCTTCGACGTGACGATCGTCGCCTGATCCCGTTTCGCGCCCTGTGCGCGACTTCCGTAGCACCCCACCACGCATAGGAGAACGCCATGGGCGTCCGCACTTCCCTGCTCGCCATCACCGCGACGGCTGGCGAAACCTCGACCACGGCCGCGGCCGGTCAAGACCTCCCCGGCATGCTGAATTTTGCCGCCGAGAAGGTCGCCGACGCGCTGCAGGTTCTGAACGCGATCAACGCTGTGATCCCGGCTGGCAGCAACAAGACCGCGATCGCCGCGCAGATCACCGCGCTGACCTAAGCGCGCTTCCCACTGCCTTTGCCGGGCCATGCGCCCGGCGCTGAGGAGATTTCATGGCTGAAACCAACAAACCGGCGAAGAAGGCGGCCGATGGTGGCGCGAAAACGGCCGACAAACAGCCGAGTCTGTACAAGGAACTCGAAGCAATGTCGGACAAGGCACTGGCTGCTGGCGATCATGCTTGCCATGCCGCGTTGCACTCTGTCGTGGTCGCACTCGCAGGCGCCAAGTTCGCTGCGACGCAGGCCGAGCACGTCGGCACGCCTTCGGAAGAGGCTGTTGTGCTGCTCGAACGCGTCAAGGCACTGTAAGAGGACCCGACGATGCCGCTCTCGAAAGAGGAACGCGACGCCCTGCCGTCCGAGCATTTCGCCGTGCCGGGCAAGCGCAAGCTGCCGATCAACGACGAGACGCATACGCGGCTCGCGTGGGATCAGGTGGCGCGCACGCAAGGCCTGTCGGAAGCCGAGCGCTCGGAAGCACGCGCCCGGATTCTGCGTCGTGCCAAAGAGCTCGGCATCGACACCGGCGACTGGGACAAATCCGTGCATGCCGCTGCGATGACGCTTTGGGGCATGTCACTGAACGTCCCGGAAGTCGCAAACCATCCGAACCGCATGCCGTTCTCTGGCGTGCTCACGTTCGTGAACCAGCCGTCTGATCTGCCTCCAGGCGGATCGGGTGGCAAGCGCACCTATCTGCCGAAGGATGTTGCCGAAAAGTCCCTCGAAAGCCTGCTCGGCATGGCGGTGGATTTTTCTGACGACCTGAGCGCCCACAACGTCACGCAGAAGCTCGGCGTGATCACGGGTGCTGAGATCGTCGGCGATGAGGTGCGGATCGAAGGCTTTTTCTACGCTGCAGACTTTCCGCAGGAATGCGCCCGTATCCAGCAAGAGAAAGAGGACCTTGGCTTCAGCTATGAAGTCAGGGCTCAAACTCGGCCGATGGGTGACCTGCTTCAGATCGTGAGCTGCGTGTTCACCGGCGCTGCCGTCCTCTACAAGGACAAGGCTGCCTACCAGTCAACATCATTGGCCGCACAGGCTGAACAGGGAATCGACATGGACCCGAAGGAATTGCAGGAACTGCTCGCCAACGCGCTCAAGCCGCTGGCCGCGCAAATCGAAACCGTCACGAAGGATGTCACGGATCTTAAAGCCGCTGGCGAGACCGCACTGCAGGCGAACAAGGAAACGCGCGATCGCGTTGCACCGCACGCCACGGCACTGCGCAACTGCGCGGCCGCGATGGAAGCGTCGGGCATCGGACTGCACAGCTCGCAAGGCCACGTGAAGGTGCTGCACCACATGGCCGCCTCGATGGAAGCGGACGCTGCCGCCGGCAAGGTGCCGCACATCTTCCGCGATCACGACTGGGGCTTTGCGGCTTCTGCCGCGCCCGCTCCGACGCCGACTCCGGCAGCCGCGGCACCTGCGCTCGACGCGGACAATCCCGTGATCAAGGGCATCACGGACACGCTGGCTGGCTTGGGGACGCAGTTGAGCGACCTGAAAGCAGCCGCATTCAAGGCTGCCGAAGCGCCGGCACGCAAGACGATCCCATCGGACGTCATGACGCTGCTCGCCAAGGGCGGCATCAAGGAAGCGCCTGCCGAGGGCCTGACGGAAGCGCAGGTCGACACGATGCTGCAAGCCGCTGGCGTCACGGGCATCAGCGCCCGCATCGCTGCGAAGCAGCAGATCGCTGCCGCTGGCCTGCTGCGCAAGTAAGCAGCGCGTTCCGCACCATACATCCCAGACTTCACAGGAAAAGCCATGACCATCATTGCACGCGCGGCCGACGCTTCGTCGGATGTCGCGCTGATCGCGCTCGGCAATACGCTGGGCGCACAGGGCACGTCTCCGGCCGCCCTCTCGGCTGCCGCTGATTACAGCGGCCCCGGCGCTCTAGAAGTGCCCGTGTTCGAGCGCGAGATCGTCGACCTCATCCGTCGCGAATCGGTTGCGCTCGATCGCACGCCGCACGTCCCGGCGACCGGCCACCCGCACCGCTACTTCGAACAGATCGCAATCGCTACGGCGACGTCGAACGATCCGCGCAACCTCGCCGCGACGGCATCGGGCCCGACGCGCGTCGAGCGCGCCGCGTTCATCAAGGCGAGCGTCGCGCAGTCGAACCTGTCGCTTTTCGACCGCGACGTGACCGAACAGCAAGGCCAGTTCGCATCGCTGCAGGCGAAGGATGTGGAGGACATCATCACGGCCATCATCGTGTTGCGTGCCCACATGTTCTGGAACGGCACGGACACGTCGCTGCTGGTCCCGACGACGCTCCAGTGGGTCGGCGCGCTCGAGCAGATCACGCAACAGGCCACGATCCCGTTCGGCTCGTCGATCATCGACGGTCTGAAGACGATGGTCGCCACGATGATGGCGAACCAGATCTTCAAACCGAAGCCCACCGCGATCTACCTGAACCCGTTGCTGATCGACAAAATCGAGAAGGAGGCGAAGGCTTCGCACATCGAGCTGAAGACCAAGGATGTCACGGTCGGCGTCTCGGTGAAGTATCTGGCCACGCAGGCAGGCGACCTGCCGCTGATTCCCGATCCGTACATGCCGACGGACTCGACCGCGCAGTATGGCTTTGCCGCTCCGGCCGCTGGCCTGTTCAACTACTACGCGGCGATCGTCACCGAACCGATGATCGAGATCGCGTACATCGGCAAGGGCACGGACGGCAAGCCGCGCATCTTCCAGCTCGGCCTCACAGGTAACCTAGCAGGCCAGTTCGTCGGCGTGCAGTTCGACGCGCTGATCGTCAAGGGCTACAGCTACGCGCACGCTGTCGTCGCGGTCGTGGGCTCGTAAGTATCGCCTGATCGCACAAGCAGTCTGAAGACGGCCTGAAAGGGCACCGGTTCGCGCCGGTGCCCTTTTTCATTTCTCTCACTCAAAGGATGGCGATGCACCTGTATCTGACAACCGGCAAGCGCGACCACCTGGTCATCGTGCAGCCCGGGAAGGAATTCCCGACCTCGGACTTCTGCGGTCCGGACGGCACACCCATCACCTTTACCGTCAAGTTCGTGGACGGCAAGGCGTCGAACGTGCGTAACGACCTTGCTCTATACCTGCTGGACAAGGGCGTCGCGCAGCGCTCGCCGATCATCACTGACCTCGCGATGGCGAAGCGTCTGGAAATGCAGGACGAACGCGTACGCACCCACCGGATCCTCACCTCGACATGACAACTCGCGCAGATAACACGGGCCTGGGTGGCGAACAGGGCCCGTCGTTGCAGTGTCCGATTACCGCGGCACAGCTCGGCCTTGCTGCACAGGTTCCGGCAAGCGGCCAGCTTCAGTCGGGCATCCTGCTCTCGAATGGCTGGAAGTACTTTGCGCTGGGCCTGAAATCAACGCAGGCGGGCGCGGTCACGATCCAGCGCTTCCTCGATGCCGCCGGCACCGTCGCGATCGGCGCTCCGGTCACCGCCGCACTCACGGCCAACACCGCGCAGACCGTGTCGATTGGCACCGCCGACACGCTGCCCTTCATGTCGTATCAGGTGACCGTGACGAACACGGGCGGATCACCCGCCACGCTGTCCAACGTCGCAGGCCTGCTGCAAGCGAACTGATATGCCTTCTTCCTACCTGACGTCCGGCGAATATGCGGCCTATGGCCTGCCCGCGAGCACGACGGCGGCTCAGGTGACGGCAGCATCGACGCTCATCGACATGTACCTGAAGCGGCCGGAAGGTCTGGTCTGGCTGCCGGACGGTACCGGCGCGCCCGGCTGGATGTCCGCGCTGTCGCCGTCTCAGACGTACCAGTGCGCAGGACCGATCGCCGCTGGCGAGAACGTACAGGTCGAACTCACGGGCGGCGTCGCATCGCTGCAAGTCGGGGACGTGCTGATCCTCGATCGCGGCAGCAATGAGATCGCAGAGCCGGTCGCCGTCGTGTCGTTCGGCAACGGCCTCCAGTCGATCGCAGGCGTAAGGCCCCCAGTGACAGTGACGTTGCAGAACGTTGTTTTCGACCACCCCGGGCCGTCCACGCTCGACGCGGGCATGACGATCAAGCAGCACAAGTTCATGCCCGACGGTCGGCCGGTCACGAATCTGGCCTTCACGCCCGTCGCGCGCCTGCTCGCTGGGCAGGGCCGTTACGGCTACGGGCGGCGCGGCGCGTCGTCGCGCTATCAGGTCGACGAGTTCAACCTGCTGGCTTCGCTGTCGCACTTCGGCGGCCCGCCGGTGTGGGAGTTTTTCCCCATCATCAACACAGGGGTCGACTTCGAGACGGGCATGGTGTGGGTGCCTGCTGGCGTCATGCTGGCGTACTACAGCGAGATTAACCTCTGGTACGTCGCAGGCTTCCCGGCTTCCGGGCTTCCGGCATCCGTAAAGGCCGCGTGCGCGAACATCATCATGGCGCAATCGTCCATTCCACAGATCGGCGCGACGAAGTCGTATAAGGCCGGTGATACGGCAATCGAACGATTCGCCTCCACGGTCCTCGACGACGACACGAAGGCCATGCTCGCGCCGCTGCGCGCAAAGCTGTTTGTATGAGTTTCATCTATCCTCGCACGATCTCGATCACCCGCCAGCCGGCACAGAGCGGCGGCGGCCTGAAACCATACGGAGGCGTCGATCCCGGCGAGGAAGTGACGCTTTACACAGGCCTTCCTGCGTCGATCCAGCAGAAAAGCACAGGCGCGCGACCAGATCCGAGACTGCCCGCTGATGCCGCGAACCGCACGTTCTGGCGCATCTTCATGCCGCTGTCGGCTGGAGTGACACCGGGCAGCGTGTTGCGCGGTGATATCGCGACTGACGACGCCGGGCAGCGTTACTTCATCGAGGCCCCGTACATCAACTCGCTCGGGGCCAACTTTCTCGTCGAACGTCTGGAGGCGTGATGGCTGACGTTCAGGACGTGCTCGATACGGTCGCCGCTCAGATCGCTGGTTTTGTGTATCCAAACGGCACTGGCAATCCGTCGGTGAGTGGGAAGGACATCAACGTCTTCCCGGGCTGGCCGCTGCCAGAGCAGATCGACGGCGACATGCCGCAGGGCATTGCCGACGTGAGCGTTTATGCGACACCCACTGAGCGCAACACGACGCGTTATCGGCCAAAACAGAAGGTGATGTCGATCGCAGCGGCCGCGATCACACTGACCGCAAGCACCGGGAGGTTGACGGTCGGCGGCAACATGCCTTCGCCGTTCACGCCGCACAACGTTGCCGCGATCGTTGGTGGCAATGCATTCATCTATCCCGTGCAGCCGACGGACACGCTGACGTCAGTGGCCACGGGTCTGGCGAACCTGATTGCGGCGAAGTATCCGGGCACGACGAACAGCGGACCCGTCATCACGCTGCCCGCTGGCGTCAGCGCCAGCGCCGCGCGCGTTGGCACCACCGGCACCGTCACGACTGAATGGGAACGGCAGGCGCAGATCTTCCAGATCACGGTGTGGGCGCCCGACCCGGCGACGCGCAAGACGATTGGCGCGGCGATCAAGGGCGCGCTCGCGCAAATCGCGTTCATCACGATGCCCGACGGCTACGGCGCGCGGATCCGCTATCACCGCAACGTGCTGTCCGATGAGGCAGAGAAGGTGCGCGTCTACCGGCGCGACCTGTACTACGAGATCGAATACGCGACGACAGCCACGAAACAGGTCGCGACCGTCGTGGCAACGGAAGTCGAGGTCGAAACGCAGGACGGCGCGCCGATCTTCAACCGCACTTACTAGGAGCCAGCATGGCATCGAAAGAACCGACCGACGAGCAACCCGCAAAGCCCGTCGCAGACCGTACGCTCGTCGTCGTGCATGCGTTCGGCGACTACCGCCGCGGCGACAGCATCACCGATCCGGGCGAGGTGGATACCGTTCTCAAGAGTGAGAACGCTATCCACTGCCGCAAGGTAATCCCGCAGTAACCCACCTCACACCGCGCATTGAGCCGCCTTCGGGCGGCTTTTTGCATTCTGGAGCCGCTACATGGGCACGATGATTTATCAGTATGGCCAGCTCAATACCGCAGGCGCGATGGCGCCGGGCGCGTATGTGCAGATCGTCAAACCGCCGCCCGTTGTCGCTGGCGTCGCGACCAATGGCTACGGCCTCGTCGGCGTCGCGTCGTGGGGCCCGGTCAACAGCCCGGTGGTCACCGGCTCGCCGCAGGCGAACCAGATCAACTGGGGGCCGATCACGAATCGTCTGCGCGATCTCGCGACGGCGATCGCGATCGCGTTCATGCTCGGCCAGTACAACAACATCGCGGTGCGTGTCACCGATGGTACGGACACGGCCGCGACGGGTACGTTGAAAGACGGCTCGAACGCCACGGGCGCGACGCTGACTGGCTACTACACGGGCTCGCTCGGCAACAGCCTCGTTGCGACGACGTCGAACGGCACCAAGCCGAACAGCTACAAGGTCACGCTGGCGCTGCCGGGCTTCCAGCCCGAGGTGTTCGACAACCTGACGCAGGGCGTGAGCGGCGCGACGGTCACGCCCGGCACGGGCTACACGTCGGTGCCGAATCTGGCGGTCTCCGCTCCGCAGGGTGCAAACGGCGTACAGGCGACGGCGAATGCCTCCCTGAAGGTCATCTCGGCCAACGTCTCGGGTGGTGGTGCAGTCGGTGGTACCGGCTACGTCACGAACGACACGATCACGCTGGCGAACGGCGTCGTGCTGACGGTGACGGCAGCGTCTGGCGTTATTACATCGCTGGCTGTGACGAATGCTGGCTCGCTGACGGGCGGCCCCGTCCCGACAAATCCGGTTGCACCGCAATCAACGTCGGGCAATGGTACCGGCGCGCTGGTGAATCTCGTGTGGGGCCTTGGTCCCGTCACGATCACCAACCCTGGCAGCGGCTACACGAGCGCGACTGCGACACTGACGGGCGGTGGTGCAGGCACGGGTGGCTCGGTTACGCTAGCCACCAGCGTGTGGCTCAATTTGGTCAACGCGATCAATCAGGGGCAGTCGGGTGTACGCGGCCCTTCGCAGCTCGCGATCGCAACCATCGGTGCATCCACCGCAGCGCCCGCCCTCGCATCGGTCACGCTGTCGGGTGGCACCGATGGTGCGGCCGGCGTTACGGATGCGACGCTGATCGGGGCGAATACGACTCCGCCGACCGGCATGTATGCGCTGCAGAGCTCGGGCGTGCAGACGATGAACCTCGTTGACCACTCAACGTCTTCGCAGTGGAGCACGATGGGCCTGTTCGGCCAGCAGTTCGGTGTTTTCGGTGCAGCACAGGGGCAGCCGGGGCAGTCGGTCTCGACCGTCTCGACAAACTTGAACACGGCTGGCGTTGACACGTACGGCCTGAAATGTCTGGTGGGCGACTGGGTCTACTGGCAGGACAACGTCAACAATGTGCAGCGCCTTGTCGGCCCCGCGACGATCTGGGGGCCTATGCGTGCCAATCTCGCGCCGAACCAGTCGACGCTGAACAAGCCGGTGCAGGGCATCATCGGCACGCAGCGATCGATCCAGCAGGTCCAGTACTCCGGTCCAGAAACGCTCGCCGCGGTACAGGCACGCCTCGATTTCCTTGCGAATCCGAGTCCGGGTGGCAACTACTTCGGCTTCCAGACCGACCGCAACACGTCGAGCGACGCTTCCACGAACAGTGAGGCGTACACGACGATGACGAACTTCCTCGCGCTGACGCTCGCGGCGAACTTCGGCTACGTGGTGGGCAACCCGCAAACGGATGACCTGCGCACGGAAGTGCGGGATGCCATCTCGTCGTTCCTGTCGGGTCTGTGGCTGGTGAGCAAGTACATCGGGGACGTCAACAACCCGACAAAGCAGCCCTACAAGGTCACGCTCGATGCCTCGAACAACCCCGACAACAACGTATCACTGGGCCTGATGCAATGTCTCGTGCAGGTCAAGTATCAGGCGATCGTCCGGGAGTTCCTGATCTCGCTGCAGGGCGGTTCGACAGTCAGCGTGTCGGTCAGCTAAGCCCCAACCTTCCGCCCGCCTCGTGCGGGCTTTTCCTTTTCAGGAGCCGCACATGGCGGGCGAAAACACTTTCAATATTGGCCGGGACGGCGCGCAGATCACGATCATTGACTCGAACGTCGGCCCCGTCACGATCAGCAACATCGTCGGCTTCGAGTCGAAGCCGGAAATGATCAAGCTCAAGAGCGTCCCGGTCACAGGCCGCGTGCTGCGCCGCGCGATCTATGACGGTCACTCGGGGACCTTCGAAATCGATCGTCAGGACCCTTCGTACGACACCTACTTCGCAGACGCGGAAGCGTCGTACTTCGCCGGTTTGCCGCCTGGGCAGGTGTTTATCACGCAGACCGTCAATGAACTCGACGGCTCCGTGACGCAATGGCAGTACAGCGATGTCGCCCTCTATCCGGAAGACGGTGGCAGCTGGCGCGGTCAGGAGAAGGTCACGCAGAAGTTCTCGTTCGAAGCGGGTCGCAAGATCCGCATTGCCTAAAGGAAGGTACTCATGTCGAAAGCAGTCACCGTCAACCCGCAAGCGCCGATGCCTCCCTCGGCTCAGGTGGTCGCTCAGGCCGCATCCGAAGTTCAGGTCTCCGATACGCGCGGCCGCACCATCACGATGCGCAAGCCCAATCCGATCACGAAGCTCCGCTTCATCGACGCGATGGGCGAGTCTTCGACGAATCGCCTGTGGGTCAGCAACGTCTGGGCGCTGATGTTCGTGACGGCGATCGACGGTAATCCGGTTCCGACGCCGACGAACAAGAACCAGATCGAAGCGCTCTACCAACGGCTTGACGACGACGGCATCGTTGCCGTGTCCGAAGCGTTCGAACAGCACTTCACCGACAAGAGCGAGGTCGACGAGGCTCTCGCAAAAAAATAGTCGGTGACCCCGCGACGCGCCAGTCATTGTGGCTGGTACGTCACGGCGTGCCGTTCGACGTCGCTTTCGGCACGGACAGCACGACGCGTACAGCGTGGTCAATCATCGTCTCAGAGCAGCGCACCAATAAGCGCTACAACTTCGTGACGAAACAGTTCGAGGGCGACGAATGAAGGAATTCAAGAGCTTCGGTGCCTTCGCCGCGCACCTTCAACGGCTCGCGCTCGAGTCTGCGGAGGTGAAGCACCATATCGTCGATCAGTCCGCCGAGGAAATCCAGAAAACGGCGCAAGGGATGATCGGCGAATACCAGCATGGTGTCGGCCCCTACCCTGCGTGGGAAGAACTTGCCGATTCGACGAAGGCCGAGCGATCGCAGCTCGGCTACTCGGAGAACGATCCGGGCTATCGCGATGGCAAGATGCAGCGGTCAATTCAGCGCACCGTGCACGTCGACGAAGCCGCCGTCGGCTCTAACGATCAGGATCTGGTGTGGTTCGATCTCGGCACGAGCAAGCAGCCGCCTCGGCCAGTGCTCGGACCAGCTGCGATTCACAGTCGGCCGCGCGTGCAGCGGATTATCGGAATGACGATGTTCGCGTGGCTCGCGTCGCGAGGCTGGCGACGTCCGAGAATCAGTTCTTGAAGTACACGAACAGGAAGATGACGCTCGCGATCGCGAGGAACACGCCGATGTGAGGCACGAACAGCATCACCGTCGGCAGACAAATCGCAGCGGCTTTGTTCATCGGCGGCCGCGTCGCCCATCGCGCGCGCCAGCCGTGCTGGTGTCCGCTCAGGCTGCGCACGCGCGGTTTCGGATACTGGATCCACGAGAAGCGGTCGGCTAGCCATTCATGGGCGCGATAAATGACGTCCATATCTCCTCCAACGGTAAGTCCCTGAGTGTAATCCAGAATGATTGACGTCTATTCGATCGGGACCACGCTCAAGCTCCACGACCTGATCACTCCGCAGCTGCTGAAGCTGTCGGAGGGATTCGCCAAGGTCGATGCGATCGCGCTGCAGGTCAACAAGCGCCTGAAGACGATGGGGGCGGAAGTCGTAGGTGTGCGCAACCTCGCCGCGGCCGCCAAGACGCTCGACAGCAGCCTCAAGTCGGTCAACGCCGAAGCGCTGAATGCGTCGCGCGGTTTGCGCGGAATCCGGAATGCGATGCCACCAGGCTCGCTCGGGATCGAGAAGGAACTAGTCGAGGCGAACCGCCAGATCAACATCCTCGGGAGGCAGATCACCGCGCTGCGCGCGGCCGGCCACGGCTTCATGGGTGCCGGTGGTGGAGGCGGTGGGGGTCGCGGCCCGGTACCGCCTTTGCCTGGCCCGCGCGGCAGCGGTGGTCACCGTGGTGGCCTGCATGGCGGCAACATCCATTTCGGCTCGGGCGGCATTGGCGTCGGCGGCGTCGGCATGGGCCTCGCGGGAGACATGCTCGTGCCGCTCGCTGCGGCGGGCGTTGCTGTCTACGTCGGGCATAAGTTCTACGAGGCCGCCAAAGACTACGAGATGGCCTTCACCCGCTTCCGCACGCTCAATCTCGGCGCGCAGGTAAATCAGGACGCGGATCAGTTCGCGCGCGGCACGCAGCAGTTCGGCGTGTCGATGACCGAGCGCATGACGATGCTGCGCGACATGCACGAGGTGATGGGCAACTACGAAGAGGCGAAGGCGATCACGCCGCTCTTCGCGCGCATGCTCGCGGCAAACAAGGGCGTCTTCGGAGAAGAGGGCAACCGGTTCGACAACAAGACCTTCCAGGCGCTCGGCAAGGTCATTGAAATGCGCGGCGGCACGAACTCTGAAGCCGAGATGTTCAAGCAGGCCGACTTCGCGCAGAAGGTGCTCACCGGGTCTGCCGGTCTGGTGACGCCAACCGATCTGCTTGCGTTCATGAAGACGGGCGGCGTCGCCGCGCGCCTGTTGTCGAACAAGGCGTTCTACGAAGAATCGGCGCCGATGATTCAGGAAATGGGCGGCACCCGGTTCGGCACCGCCCTGATGAGCGCGCACCAGAATCTCGCGATGGGTCGCGGCAGCTTGCAGGCGATGAAAGAGGCTGTGCGCCTCGGGATCATCGACTCGAAGATGGTTGAGTACACAAAGATCGGCACGCTCAAACGCGTGCTGCCGGGCGCGCTGAAGGACTCAGATCTCTACGACAAGTCGAAGTTCGAGTACTTGCTGAAGGTGCTCGTGCCCTCCATCCGGACGGCGGGCGTCGTTGGTCCTGGCAACAAGCTGATGACGGGAGACGCCATCACCGACGAGATGATGGTCAACGAGCTGAACACCATCTTCAGCCAGCGCACGGCCAGCAATGCGTTCGCGCAGATGTATCTGCAGCGTCACAAGATCGAGAAGAACGTCGCCGTGACAGAGGGCGCGATGGGCCTGAAGGATCTGGAAGAGCAATACAAAAATTCGCCAGCCGGTGCCGAAGCGGAATTCACCGCCGCGTGGACCGACTTCAAGACCCAGTTCGGAAAGACCATGCTGCCCGCAATTACCAACATGCTCAGGGTCGGCGCTCAGGCACTCCGTTCATTCGGACAGCCGGTCGACGAAAAGCAGCTGGATAAGGCTATCGCAGCAGATCCGTCTTTGCAGAACGGCCGTGGCCGGTGGGGAGCGCTTGGCGACTGGTTCGGTTGGAACAAACCGTCCGAGCCGTCGCACACGACCGCCTCCGTGTCGGGCGGATCAAGTAGCTCCAGCGGTAGCGTGCACACGGCTATCCATCTCGACGGTCGCAAGATCGCTGATTCCGTCTCGCCGTATTTTGCTGGGCCGCTCGGATCTGGACTGCACATCGGCGGCATCGATAACAGCCTTAGCCTTCCAATGCCGAGCCTGAAATGAGCGATATCACTGTCGTTCTCGGGGACTTCGAGTTTCAGGACTTCGAGGTCCCCGAGCGTATCCCGTTTCCGACCGAGCAACGGCTCGCCATCAAGAAGATGGTCGGAGGCGTACGCGACATCCAGATGCTCGGCAGCGACTGGCCGCCTATCACCTGGACCGGCACCTTCATGCCGACCGAGGGTGGTCAGTCGGCGCTCGACCGCGCGCGCACCGTTCGACAGATGGTCGACGCGGCGCAACCGGTCGCGTTGTCGTGGGACGAGCTCTATTTCCTCGTGGTGATCCGGTCGTTCGATCCGGATTACCGGTTCTATCAGATCCCCTACCGCATCTCGTGTGAGGTACTACAGGATCTGACGGCGCCGATCTACGCCGATGCGGGCATCGATGCCGACGACGTGATTAACGGCGATCTCGATGCCGCGAACACCCTCACAGCCAGTACCGGCGATAGCACGCTGTCGGGCCTGATGGGTACGCTTAACACAGCCGTCGGCAATGTGAAGACGTTCGTCGGCGCGACGATGAGCCAGATCTCGACGGTACTGCAGCCGCTGAACAACGCGGCGCGCTATGTGTCCACCACGGTCAGCCAGGTGGATAGCCTGCTGGCGAGCGTCGGAGTGCCAGCAGGCGTGCTGCCCTCGCTGCCCATCGCGCAGAACGTTTCGAAGTTCGAGTCGATCTTCAACGCGACGACGCAGCAGGTGCAGTACACGCAGATCAACGCGCTTCTCGGTCGCATGCAAACCAACCTCGCACAGATCAGCTCGAGCGGGCGCGTCGTCACCGTCGGTGGCGGCAATCTATTCGATCTGGCAGCGAAGGAATATGGCGATCCGACGGCGTGGACACAAATCGCGCAGGCGAACAACCTTAGCGACCCGACGCTCGTTGGCGTCAACGCGTTGATCATCCCGCCGTATAACAACGGCACCAGTGGCGGCATCCTCGGCTCGTAAATGACCATGACTGCATTCCTTCAACCGTCCGCGCGCACGCCGCGCGGTGCGGTGAAGGTCAATGGCGTACTGATTCCCGGCTGGATCAATTTCGATGTCGACAACAACAACTTCTTCAGCGCGGACACGTTCCGCTGCAGTTTTTCCGGCGCGCGGCTGCCCGCCGATCGCAACCTTGCGTGGTTTTCCGAGCAGCAGGACATGTTCGTGGAGTTGTTCATCGGGTTTCCGCAAAATCCGGCGGCCTACACTCCCGACGATCTGACCAGCTGGATCTACGGTCAGACCGATCACATCACGGTCGATCCACTCACGAATACGGTCGAAGTCGATGGGCGCGACCTGACGCGCGTGTTCATCGACACGAAAACCACTGAGAAGTGGCCGAACCAGACGGCGTCGCAGATCGCGACGATGCTGGCGACGAAGCATGGGCTCACCGCCGCGGTGCAGGCCACGACGACCAAGGTCGGCAAGTACTACGAGATCGACCACGTCAACATGGCCGATGAACGGTCCGAGTGGGACATCCTGAACTATCTCGCCGACTCAGAAGGCTTCCGTGTCTGGGTGCGCGGGCAGACGCTCTACTTCCAGCCACCCCCTGACCCTTCCACGGCGACTCCATATCCGATCGTCTATCAGGTCGTCCAAACGGCTGGGGGCGCGCCAAAAGCAAACTTCGAGAACCTGAAGATGAAGCGCGCGCTCACCGTGTCGCGCGGCATTCAGGTCAAGATCCGATCGTGGAACAAGAAATACGCGAAAGGATTCGTCGTCTCTTACCCGTCCAACGTAAAGACGATCAAGGTCGGCTCGTCGACGGTGGGCACGGGCGCTCAGATCTATTCGAAGACGATCCCGAACCTCACGCAGGATCAGGCGTTGCAGCGCGCGCAGCAGTGGTATCAGCAGCTCGTCGCACACGAGATGCGGCTCGAAAACCTCGAATTGCCGGGTGATAACGGTCTCGACATCACGTCGATCATTGACTTCAGTGGCACCGGCACCGCATTCGACCAGCAGTACTTCCCCGATTCGATCCAGCGCAGCCTCAACTTCACGGGCGGCTATTCGATGACGGTCAATGCAAAGAACCATTCACCCGAATCGGAGATCGCGACGCTATGAGAGGCATTCACGCGCTCGCGAACGCGGTCCGTCAACAGGCGAGCATCGCGAGCAATCATCTTTCGTGGCCGACGCTGGCCACGATCAGCAGCTACGACGCGTCGAGCCACGCCGTGAAGGTCACCGTCGAGCCCGTCGACCCGGGTGAGCAGCCGACGGAATCGAACTGGATGCCGCTCGGCGCGATCGGCATCGGTAACGGATGGGGTTTTGCGGTGGGCCCGCAGATTGGCGATCAGGTGCTCGTCGTGTTCGAGCACGGCGACTTCTCGTCGGGTGTCATTGTCGCGCGGATATTCTCCGTGGCGCAGCAAGCGCCTGCCGTGCAGAGCGGTGAAGTCTGGGCCGTTCACAGGACTGGCGGCTACCTGAAGCTGACAAATGACGGGAAAGTCGGGCTGAACGGTCAGGTGGAAGCCGATATCACCGCGCCCACGATCAACATTCAGGCGACCGGCAACGTCAACGTACAGGCAGGCGGCACCGCGAGCATCACGGCGCAGTCGATCCAGCTCGGCGCGGCCGCTCAGTCTCTGCTTTCGTTCGTCACGTCTGCTTTCATGTCGCTCTTCAACGGCCACACACACAACGAGACCGGCAGCGTAACGCAAGCGCCGAACCAGCAGATGGGTAGCTCGCACCTCACTTCGACAGTCAAGGGTGGCTGATGGTGGACCTCTTTCACTACTACGGCGGCGATCTCTCCCAGTCACCGTCGGGAGATCTGCTGCTCGCCGACATCCCAACGACGGGGACGCAGCGCGTCTATCGACGCCTGCTGACGAACCCCGCTCTGTCGAATGCAGCTGGACAGCCTGTGGCGTCGCCTGATTACACGTGGCATCCGGATTACGGCGCCGGAGTACCGCGCAAGGTCGGCTCACCCGGCAATGTGCCCGCGACGCGCGCCTTGATCCGAGGGCAGATGCTGCTCGAATCGGCGGTGGCGCGGCGGCCCGAGCCGCAGATCGACATGACCCAGTCGCTGGATGTCGTGAGCACGGCGATCAGCTACACCGACTCGAACACTGCACAAACGCAGCTCGTGAACTTCGACATCAACACCTGACGCAATGGCGAATCTCAATACTCAGTCGTTCTCGGCGCTCGTGTCGAACTTCGCGACGGCCGTGCAGGGTTCGGCCTCGCAGCTCATCGACTTCACCATCGGCTCAGTGCTCCGCGCGATCGCGGAAGCAACCGGCGGCGTCGCGCTCTGGCTGCAAGGCCTGATTCTGCAGGTCGCCGCCCTCACGCGCGCGGCGACGTCGAGCGGCGCGGACCTCGACTCATTCTTCGCGCAGTTCGGCTTTTCGCGCCTGCCGGCCGACGCCGCGACGACACAGGAGACGTTCTCGCGCTTCACACCGACGAATCAGGCGCTGATTCTCGTCGGTGACATCGTCCAGACGCAGGATGGATCGGTGCAGTTTGCCGTTGTTGCGGATACGTCGAACCCCGCATACAGCGCTGCACAGAATGGCTATGTGCTGCCCGCGGGACAGGCGAGCGTTAGCGTAGCCGTTCAGTGCACGGTGGCGGGTACGGTGGGCAACGTGGCGAGCGGCGCGCTCAACACCCTGGGCACGGCCATTTCTGGCGTCGACACGGTGTCGAACGGCGTCGCGGTAACGAACGGGGCAGCTGCGGAGTCGGATGCCGCGGCACGCTCACGCTTCGTTCTTTTCATCGCGAGCCTTGAGCGCGCCACGCTCGCGGCCGTGCTCAACGCGATCCAGAGCGTGCAGGTCGGCATGACGGGAATCGTCGCGGAAAACCAGCAATACAACGGGATGGTGCAGAACGGCTATTTCACGGTGATCGCGAACGACGGCAGTGGGTCTCTCAACCTGACCGAAAAAACGAACGTTGAGAATGCAGTTGAAGCCGTGCGGCCGCTGTGCTCGACCTACAGCGTGCATGCACCAACAGCAGACGTCATCACGGTTTCGATGACTATCGCTGTCGACGCGGATCACGTGAAAGCCGATCTTGTGCCGCTAGTGCAAGCCGCCGTGGCCGCGTACATCAGCAGCATCAAGACAACATCGAGCGGCGCGCTGCTGCCCTATTCCGCGATCGCGACGCAGGCGTACAGCGTGGCGGGCGTGACGAACGTCACGGCCGTGCTCGTCAACGGCGGGACGTCCGATATCTCCATCACGTACCAGCAGGCCTTCCAACCTGGCAACATCACCGTCAACTGACACATGGCCACTGGAGATCAAAACGACATCCTCTCGCGGCTGCAGTCGTATATCCCGCGCGGGTGGTTTGGCGACTGGAGCGAAGCGCCGATCGTAACCGCGGTGCTGCAAGGGATTGCATCGGTCTTCGTGACGATGTACCTGCTGATCGTGTTCTTCAAGGCGCAAGCGCGCCTTGACACATCGAGCGGAGGCTGGATCGACCTGTGGGCGGCGGACTTCTTCGGCGGCAACCTGCCGCGTAAGCCCAATGAGTCGGACGCGAGCTACATCGCGCGCATCAAGGTCGCGTTGTTTCAGGATCGCGCGACGCGCCCGGCAATGATCAGCGTGCTTACACAGCTCACTGGCCGCGCGCCGATCATCTTCGAGCCCGCGCGGCCGCTCGACACTGGATGTCTCGGCGCAAACACCGGCGTCAACAGCTTCTGCGGCGTGGCGCGCATGGGATCTATCGCCTGCCCATTCAGCGCGCTCATCACCGTATTCCGTCCTCAAGTCAGCGGCGGCTCCGCAGGCGCGGCGTATTGCAATGCCATCGTGATATCGGCGCTCAATACACCGCTCTCGCAGAGCTACACCGGATCGTTGGCAGACCAGGTGTCGACGGCTAGCGACGCCGACATCTATGCCGCGATCAATGCAACGCGTCCGGTCGCCACCAATATTGGCGTCGCCATCACCAACTGATTCGCCGCCTTCTCTTCCCCTTCAAGGGCCGCTTCGCGCGGCCCTTTTTTATTGCCCGGAGCATTCATGCGTCGAGTAGAAACGTACGTTGGCCAGCAGGTCTATGAATGGCTGTTCTCGTCTCAGGCCCAACACACGATGACGGCCATCGCCAAGCTGTGTGCCGCAATGCTTGGCACTTCGGTGACCGTAAATGGCCTTGGATGCACTCCCACCACTCCCGCATCCATGACGGTGCAGATCGCGCCCGGTGAGTTGTATCAGCTGGAATCGCTCGAAGCGACGACGTGCGGCACGCTGCCAGCGGACACCACGCACCAGATCCTCAAGCAGGGCATCCGGCTCGACACGTTCACGACGGGCACTTTCGCCGCACCTGTCACGAGCGGCCAGTCGATCAACTACCTGATCGAGGCGCAGTATCAGGATTCCGATCTCAGCCTGGACCCGACGACAGGCAACTCGCCTGTCGTGCTTCAGTTCTACAACTCGGCCAATCCGACGTCGCCGTGGTCCGGACCGAACAACAGCGGCTCGACCAGCAACACGTTCCGCGACGGCGCGATCGCATATCAGATCAAGGCGGGCGTAGCGGCCACCACCGGCACGCAAGTCACGCCGACACCCGATGCCGGCTGGACTGGTCTGTGGGTCGTGACAGTGCCGTTCGGAGCCTCGTCGCTCACTGCCACAAACATCTCGCAATACGCTGGCGCGCCGATCCTGCCGAACGGCATTCTGCAGTCGATCCTGACGGGGAACCTTACCTACGGCATCGACAACGGCACGGCGGGCGCGGTGCAGGCGACGTTCCCCATTCCCGTGACGTCTCTCGTCGACGGCATGGATGTGTGGGTCAAGATCAAGAACGCCAATCCGGGTGCGACAACCTTCACGCCGAACCCGGGTGTTATCTCCCCAGCACCCGTCGTCGGCGGTGCTCATGCAGCGCTGCAAGGCGGCGAACTGGCCGCGAACGGTCGCGCAAACTTCGTCTGGCGCCAAGACATCTCGTCGTGGGTGCTGATGGAGTGCAGTGGCGGTGCGCTGCAGATCCCCCCCGCCACGCAGAGCCAGCATGCGGTGCAGATGGCGCAGGCTGCGGGCGTAGTGGGGAGTGTGCGGAATCTGGTGATGTCGGTTACGGCAGCATCAGCTACGGCTACGCTCACGGCTGACGAGATCATCGTTGAGACGGCGCTGGGTGGAGTGCGATATTGCCTGCCGAGCTTTAGCAAGACGATCAATCTCGCGACGACTGGCGCGGGTGGGATGGATACCGGTTCGGCTCCGGTGTCAGGTTGGGTTGCTATCTATGCGATTTACAACCCGACGACCGCTACTGCTGCGCTCCTGGCAACAAATGCAACGAGCGCGGCACAGCCCAATGTGTATGGCGGCGCAAATATGCCATCTGGCTACACAGCATCTGCGCTTGTTTCTGTTTGGAACACGAACGCGAGCGGCCAGTTTGTTGTGGCACGTCAGCTTGACCGAAAGGTGTCCTACGCTCCACGTGCTGAAGTAGCTATTAGTGCGAGCACAAGTGGCATCCAGCAATCGGGGGCCATTAATGACATGCCCAAGAACGCGCGTTACGTGGATGGCGCGATGACGTTCGCCGCAACGGGTGCCGGGCAAATCAGCATGGTAGTCGACGACGATGCCGCTGGTGACGGTGCGCAACAGTTTCTTATGCAGGTTGGATCGACAGGAAACTACGGAATCCCATTCCGGGGTCTGAAAATTTCGGCTACTCAAACCTTCTTTTATCAATTCACATTGGCAACCGCGACGGGCACGGGAACGTGGTCGCTCACGGGATACATGTTTTAAATATGGCGACCTTATACGTGCAGTTCGAAGATTCGTCCGACACAGTCATTGTTGGCTGGTTTGCGTGGCCAGATCCAGCCTATGCATCTGTTGAATCGAGCGATCCGCGATGGGTGACTTTCTACGGCAAACAGTCGGCGTACGTTCAGCAATTGCTGCCAGCCCCTGGAAGTTGATGCATAAAAAGGCACGTCCGGTGCTGGATGTCCGCGTTCAAGTAGAATGCAGGCATTGAAAATCAGGAGAGATTTGTGTCCACAGTGCGATCCAGCAGCCTCGTGCTCGACCACCGCGGCTTCAGCGAACCATTGCTGTCGTTGAGAGGCATCGCCGCATTGATGGTCTTGGTGTTTCACGCGATGCTGTCGTTTCGTATCGGAGGATCAGATCCTCAGTACTTCCGTTTCCCAAATGGAAGCGGCGCGATGCTGATTGATCAGATAGTCGTCTTTTTGACAAATGGCGGCGCCGCGGTGACCTTCTTCTTCGTGCATAGCGGCTTCGTTCTGTCGTTGTCGCTGGACAAGTCGAATCGAAAGGAGAGGCCAAGCGTACTCACGGTTTCATTTTACATCCGAAGGCTTTTCCGCCTCTATCCTGTGATCGTAGTCTCAGCCCTGATAGGGCTGGCACTCGTCGTTGTATTTCACGGATCGACGACTGGCCAACTCACCTCGACTTGGTATCGCGGTTTCTTTGCGGGCGCGCAGCCGAGTCTCAGGGAGGCACTATGGTCCGCGCTGTGTATCAGCTCGCAATATAACCAGTTTGCATGGTCGCTGCGCGTCGAGTTCATCGTCTCGATCGTTATGCCACTGTTGTATCTTGCGATGCGAAGCCGTGTCGGTGCAGCGATTTTTATCGCATTTATTTTTGTGCTGACTCGTATCGATGTGCCTGGGTTGACAGGCGGATATGTTCACGGCTACATGGCATCCTATCTGACATGCTTCGTGATCGGTTTCATGATCGGCAAGTTGCCAGCAATCATCAACACACGGGCAATGGAACGACGACGAGGGAGGGTATGCGACTTGGCCGCGCTTTCCGCGTTAGTGCCACTACTGGTGGCGCGCCCTCTGTTGGGCGAGAATCACGCGCAATTGTCAGTATTAGTCGAGGCGGTCGCTTCGGTGCCAATTATTTTTGGCGTCTATTACCTCGCGAGCGGCCGGTTCTACCGGTTTTGTAACCATGCCGCGATACGCTACCTTGGTAGTATCTCGTACAGCTTATACATGCTGGGATCGGCAGCAATCTTTGTTTCAGTCCAAGTCATTTCGAAGTTGTATGGCGATGATTTCATTGGGGCGCACGCGTTACTCGCGAATTTCTCTGCCACGCTAGTTGCGCTAGCGCTTGCTGTAGTTATTTCGTCTCCGTGCTATCACTTTGTCGAAATTCCTCTCATGAATCTCGGAAAGCGCCTCGGCAACTCGGTTGGATCGAAGCTATCTCGGCGATCAGGCATGACCGCCGATGTCACGAAGGCATGATTAGAACCGGTACTTCACCATCAGCGTGTGAGTGCCGTTCCAGACAGGTGGCGTCGGATCGCTCGGCCGCGCTCTGTTGATGTAGTAGCGGTAGGAGACCGTCAGGTTCTTTCGACTGACGGACGCCCCGACGACGGCGCCTAGCGTCCATTTCGGGTCGTTCTCGACATGAAGAGTAGTTGGCGCGGCGCCCGGAGCGGACACCCACCCAGTGATGTCCTCCGACCACGTGGAGCGGTAGAGATACGGGCCAGCCTCCACGCCGAAACGCCAGCCGCCCACGTCATAGTGCGGCTCGATGGTCAGCGCGAAGCCTTGGTTGTGGCCGCTTCCCTTGAAGTCGCTGAGGTTGTGGCAAGGGCCGCTGCACGGGTCATTCTTGTTCACGCCGACGAGGTCTGGGCCGATCCAGCGCCCTGAAGTTGTGTTCGTGTTCGCGGACGGCACCAGCGCATCTGTGCGGACGCTGCCGAGCCAGACCCATCCGAGGTGCCAAGAGAGGCCCCAGTGAGCGGCTTGATACGCATCACCCGTGAGGCCGACTTCGAACGCAGGCGCTGTCAGATCGGTTTTGTTCGGGAAGCCGTCCTGTACCCAACGACCATCGGGGCCGCGCTGATACGCGGATCCTCCGACGCCGAGCTCGAGGTGAACGTAGTCGGTGATGCTGTCGGCATGCGCGGCCGCAGCAGCGCAGCCGAGAGACATCGCTACGGCTGCTGCTCGCCATCTGCTGCCGGGTCGTCTGGCTGCAGGTCGATCGTTGCGCCGGCTTTGCGCATGCGCGTCAGGATCCGTTCGATAGCATCGGCGCTCAATTCGAGTCTTGCCATCGCGAAGAACAACATGTAGGCGCTCAGATCCCGCCGATTCTTGTCGCTCGGTGACGTTGACGTATATCGCCGAAATGCCCGATCGCTGGACACGCCGAACAGTTCTGCCATCTGCTTTCCGGTAAGCCCGAGGTCTGCCTTGAGCCGCTCGATATCTTGCGGACTGGGTGGCGTGTATTGCATGTCGAGAGGTATGGGCGCGAAAAAGCGCACGAAAACAGAGCTTCATGATTTGTCCTTTCGGGCTGTCGGACCGCGCGGTATGCGAGGTACCAGTGAGAATCATATTAGGACCAATGGTCCTAACAGTCAAGCGAAACATAAAAGACCACCAGCCGCCTTCGGGCGGCTTTTTTTATTTCCGGGGAATTGATGAGCGAGATCGACGTGATCAATGAACGCCTGAAGCGCGGCGACGAACGTTTTGCCGAAGTAACGGAGGCCCTTTCACGGATCACCACGCATCTGCAGAGTCAGGACGCGACGATGGCTGATCTGGGAACGAAGATCGACAAAGTCGTCAAGGGCACCGAAGACGTGGTCTCCATGTGGAACGGCGGCGTGAAGGCCGTTCAGTTCTTCTGCCGGCTTGCGCAGGCGTGGACATTCCTGCTCAAGAAGGTGCTCGTGCCAGTCGGCACCTTCGTGATTGCTGTACTGGTGCTCGTCGCGATCATCTCGTATCGCGAGCAGGGCCACTTCCCTGCGTGGCTCGCCGATGCATTCAAACTCGTTCTGGCGATTATCTGACCATGAACCTCACCCTGTTGGAGGCCGAATTGCGCCGCGATGAAGGCGTGCGCACGCGGCCGTACCTGGACACGTCGACGCCACCGAAGTGGACGGTCGGCGTTGGTCACAACCTGAGCGCGTCACCGCTGCCGGCAGGCTGGACATATCCGCTGACGCCCGCACAGATCACGCAGCTGCTCGCCACTGACATCGCCGACACGCTGCACCAGCTCGACACGCACCTGCCCTGGTGGCGGAAGCTCGACGATGTGCGCCAGCACGTGATCGCGAACATGTGCTTCAACCTCGGCATCGACAAGCTGCTCGGATTCAAGAAGGCGCTGGCGGCCATGGCGCAACACGCATACGCGACCGCGGCCGCCGAGATGAAAGACTCGAAGTGGTACGGGCAGGTCGGCGATCGCGCTGTCCGCCTGTGCTCGGCCATGCAAACCGGCGTCATGCCGTCAGCCTGATTTTCCAAATTTCGAAATTTCGCGAAGCCGCTCTCGAGGCGGCTTTGTCGTCTCTGGAGCATCCAATGACCCGTTGCAGCCATGACGTTCCGCTCGAAAAGCCGTGCGACCGGTGCACGTCGGAAGGCCTCGCGAATCTGCCGAAGATCGCGGGAGAGCACTTGGTGAAAGTGACAGACGTCGAACTCGAGTACTACCCGGACCATCCGCCGCGCGCGGAGTCGTCGACCTTCCGCCACACGAAGGAGGCCGGGCATAAGGCCGGGCTGCGCTGCGCGATCAGCGGTCAACCGGCGCCTGAGTTCCATCACCTGTTCTGCGAATGGGCTGACGCCGACGCCATTGACTGGACCATCGTGCGCGCGATCGCGCTCGGCGAAATCACCGAGGTGCCAGTGCTCGACGAGTTCACCGACCAGCCTAGCGGCGAAACCTTCCCGGCCGAGCAGTCGCTGATCTGGCTCATCTGCAAGCTCGCCGAGCTGCGCGGCTTCGACTGGCGCGCGTTCGATCCAGCGAAGCCCGAAACCTTCGTCGACTCGATGGCAAACATGCTTCCGCTCGTAGCGAAGTTCCACCGCTCGCCGACCCACGGCATCCATCACCGGTCGTTCCCGACCTTCGTTTTTCAGTCGTACCCGCGTAAGGCGGGCTTCATCTTCACCCCGGACGAGATCGTCCACAAGGAGCATTCATGAACACCAATCCTCTTGTCACAGGCGGCTTGACGATCGGCGCGGCCGATCTCGTTCCGACCGTCAACTGGGCGCTCGGCGGCTTTCACGGCGCGGCACCCGCGAATCTGTCTGCGCTGATCGCAGGCGGCGTCGTGCTGGTTCTGCACGCTGGCTACAACTGGCTCGTCTCGCGCGCTGCCGCAAAGCAATCCCCCGCCGTCCCGCAGTAAATCCCCCGCCGCGATCGCGGCAACCTCCGAAGGAAACCCCCGAAATGAAAAAGATGCTGCGTATCGCGGCAGGCATAGCCCTGTCCGCTTGTGTTATCGCCTTCGTCGGCTGCAAATCGTTGCCGACGGTACAGGAACAATTCAACACGTTCTGCCCGATCGTTACTGCCGACCTCCAAACGATCTCGACCAGCCCGCTACTCAACGCCGACCAGCAAGCGAAGGCGCAAAAAGCGCATGACCTGAACGTGAAGGTCTGCGCCGCCGGCGCATCGATCAGTGTGGCTGATGCAAAGGACCTCGCGAACACGGCACTGCCGGCCGTCGTGACGATCATCTCGGCGGTTCCGGACACTCCGTCGTTCCCGAGCACGACTATCGCTCTCGCACTCAACACATTCGGCCCGCTCGTGTTGCAGCTCGTCGAACAGGGCATCGAAACCGCGCAAGGCGCATCCGCGCCCGTTGCTGCCTCGGCTCCCGTCGCCGCGAGCCAATAATGAAGAAGCCGATCCGTGTTGCATTGAGCGGATCCGGCTTTCGCTTGGGCGCGCACCTCGGTGCGCTCCAGGCGATCGAGGATGCCGGTTACGAGGTGATCGAGCTCGCGGGCACGTCCGGTGGCTCGATCGTCGCCAGTCTGTACGCCAGCGGCATGTCGCTCGACGTCCTGCGTGAGCTGTGCATGACGCTCGACTGGTCGCCGATGATGAGCTTCTCGCCGTGGGCGCTCGTGACGAAGCAGGCCTTTTGCTCCGGAAACGCGTTGCTCCAGTTCCTGCAAAAGCTCACCGATGGCAAGACGTTCGCGGATCTCGCGATCGAACTGAAGGTGATCGCGTCTGACCTGCTGACGGAGAAGGAACACGAGTTCAGCAAGGCGACGGCGCCGACAATGCAGATCGCGCTTGCCGCGCGCGCATCGGCGTCGATCCCGATCGTGTTCGCGCCCGTTCCCTACGGCGACGTCCTGTGCGTCGATGGGGGATGCACGGACAACCTGCCCGCCAGCAACCTGACGGCCGACGACGTGCCGCGGCTCGGGATCTATCTGGAATCGGACGACGCGCCGCTGCTGCCGGGCGCGTATGGTCTGAAGACGCTCGCGCCGCGCATCATCGACCTGCTGCTGGCTTCGAACGAGGCCACGCATATCGCGCTCGACACGAAAGACGGCGCGACGATCGTTCGGGTGCCGACCGGGTATGCGAGTTCGCTGGACCGGAACATGGCCGCGTCGACGCGGCAGCGACTCTTCAACGACGGCTACAACTACACGCAAGGCGTCCTAGAGAAGCTTGCCGAACCGCTGACAGCGGTATAAAACAGTCCACAGCCTGTATTCTTCTTTTACAGGTTGTGGGCTGTATCAACCTTGCATGTTGCCGCCAACAGCTGACAAGCCGACGCAAAAGTCCGGGTCATCGAACCATGCGACCAGCTCGGCTTTGCGATCTTCCCAGACATCCTCGATGGCGAACTCGTCGCCCGGCCTGTAGACGCCACCAGAACCGAATACCTCGCGGAAAACGAGCGACCCGCCTTTCAGTTCAGCGGTGCACGAATCTTCGAACAGAGCGGCGCACCCGGCTCCTTGCTCACTAATTGTCGAAACGAGGCGCGACTTGAATTCGTTCACATCCATACCACCCCCAGTTCCGCGTCACGCGGCGCGTTTATCATACCCTTCCAAAACCTAGCGCAGCTTGCCTCGTGTATGCAGAGTTCTTGATCTTGATCCAGTTCAGCGAACGACCTCGCACGTAGAGCGAATCCTTGCGCTTACACACCATTCCCTCGAAGTCGTGTCCTACGACCTGCTCGAACACAAGGTTTCCCACCGTATCGACATGCGTCACATAGATCAGCGTCGATGTGTCTTCGAAGGTCTGGCGCAGCACCCCCTTCCGCACGTCCAGAGGCTGAGTTCGCATGTCATGCGCGCCTCGCATCAGCAGGTCGAATACGAATAGCCGCGCCGGGAACTGCCTCGCAGCTGGTGGCACGTTCCTGGGCGAAACCGTCCTTGCTCTTTGCTGAAGGCGTGCAAAGTCAAGGCTCCCGCGGCCGCCGCCGACGGCCAGTTCAGCATCCCAGACGAAGTCTCCCTCAACCTGTGCCACAGCTTTAGCGACATCGGGAAACGATCGGTTGAAAAACTTGCCTTCACGGCTGATCAGGTCGACACGGTTGCGCTCCTTCCTGACGAGGCAGCGGAACCCATCCAATTTCCACTCGAAAAGCCACTCCGTGTCTGAGAATGGACGCTTCTGCAGTATCGAGTGCATGAGGTCGGCGGCTTCAATCAC